ACGGGATTTAATGTTGACATGCTTTTTCTCCTATGTTAATTATAGCATAGGCTTGCAGAGTTTGTAAAGCGGGATGAATGCCAGAAAGACCGCTGTAGGATCATTATTTATTAGAGCAAGTTTATACGCTCACTAAGTCTGCTCACATACATTCGTGTGACCGACTGGTAATAGTATTGCTTTTTCTGTTGTAATGAATCTTTTGGGTAAGTGTGCCAATTTGGTAGCTCACTGGTATTTTTATGTGGGTTGATGATCAAGGTAGTATCGCTTGTTTGATACGTGTAGTCTCCAGCTGTTAATTTGGAGGCATTGACAAAGTAGTCATGCCAATTATATTTGGTTTTGAACACACGACCATGATCAAAATTATACGCCACATCCATCAATCGATGACTAATGTAGTGTCCTAAATCAATCACACGATCATCACCAAACTGATCTGCAATGGCTGTGCAAATTTCTTGATAAAATTCCTGCGCATTTAGTCCAATCACAAAAGGTATGTACGTGTGCGGTGGCATCAAGAGTGGAAAGTCTGGATGGTAATCAATTGCACTTTGTTGGAAATTGGGCTCGTGCACAAATCTTTTCAGTGTGGTAACTGCATTGCCAAAGTTGGCAGCAAGATCTTTGGTTTTGAAATTCTCATAATTGAGAACAAACCGCTTGTAGATAAAGTCAACCAACACAGATGCTTTGATGTTGTGCTCACGTGAAAAATAACTCCACAGTTGATCAAGACCAGTTGCAGTACCAGCACTGGCCAGTGCATTAACAATGAACATGTCAACAAAATCATCAACGCTGTAGCTGTAAGTGCCAACCACATACTCAACTCGATTGCTGTTGGTTTCTTGGAAGTAATTGACTCCGGGATCCGGCAATGCATTGTTTTTCAAAATTAGCGGCGTAGACAAAAACAATTTTTTAACAGTTTTTAGCTGAAATTTCTCTCGCATCTCAGGACTGTACGCCGGAGCTTCTGGTAGCAATGCCCACACTTCAGATTTGCACACAGGAATATTGTTGTCTGCATGTCGATCAATCTGATCAAGAGTCAGCTGGTAACTATCGCCCGGCATGCCTATGATGGTTTCAATCTTGACCGAAATATCTTTATACTTGTTTCTTAGATAATTCAAGGACTTGATTTGCTCATCAAACGGGATGTCAATGCGTTCAATGTTGTTCTTGATATTTTCATCAACTGCTTGCACTGCAATTTTATAAAAATATGCAAGTTTGTTTTCTAAAAATTTCTCATAAATTTTCACTGTACGGTCTAGATGATTCTTGGCAGACTCTGTGGTAACACCTTCCGGATAACCGTACTTGCGCTTCATGTCCACAATGTGGTCGGTGATTGCCAAGTCAATCTCCATAATTCCAAAATTGGCATCGGCTATACTGATATTCTTGATCTTGTGAGAAGCCATCCACTCCCACTCGTCTAGCACAGTGGTAAAAGGCTTCTTGGAAATTTTACTGTATGTTCCACCACCCCAGTCACAGTAGATACATTTGTAAGGGCACCCACGAGTGGTCTCGTAGATGGCAACATCTATTGGGTGTTGCTCAAGTGTGGATTCTTGTGCTTTAAATATATTGTTAGGCCAGACAAATGATCGTTTTTCAATTTCGGTTGTGCTGAACAACTTTTCGCGTTGTTGGTTGGTGTAATACACATACGGGATATTATTAAAGTTCTCCACTGGATGTTGGTCCAGTAGTGCTGTGATAATGATTTCACCGTACCCATCACTGGGGCAAACAACATCAACCCAGGGATTGTTAACAAAGTAATCATCTGAGTACTTGATATCAACTTGTGGACCACCAAACACCACCAGACAATTGGGGTATTGTTGTTTGACTCGTTGAGCAAGTTCTTCCATGAAGTCAACGTTCCACACATACACACTACAGCCCAATATGTCGGGTGGTGCATCTGCGCAGACTTCTAGAATTTCATCAACAGTGCAATCGTTAGCCAACCAAGGATCCGACCAAGTCCACTCGTTGACCCGTTTGCCGTGTTCTTCGTAGTAAGTTTTAGCCGAGCACCAAAGTACCGGCATCATTCTGTTCTTCAAAGAATCCTTGGTGACCAAGTAAAAGTTCATTTTTTATAATTGCCCTTGCCCGGTATGGTATTCCGAACGCCGCCCACAGGATCTTCAACATCGCCTTTGCGTCTAGGCATCAGGTGTATGTGCGGATACATAACTGTTTGTCCAGCTTCAACACCACAGTTAAATCCAATGTTGAATGCGTCACATTCGTTGTTGGCTACCATTGTGCAACCATGGCGATAAGCAGAATCAAATGCATCAAGCACAACGCTGGGTGTGTTGTATCTTGGAACGAACAACAAGTGCCCAGATGTTACAGGATAACGATCACGAAACACAGCCACATGAAAGTCACTATGCTCAACAACATAATCATCCCATGGTGCAATCTTGTTTGCTTGCGCCTGTTCTAGATCAGTCATGCTTACTCCTTAGCGGCAGCTATTGACAATGTTCATGAATTCGCTACGAACACTGTGATCAGTTTTGAATACGCCGCCTAATTTGCTTGTGACTGTGCTTGAGCCTGTGTCTTCTACACCACGCGATTTTACACAATAGTGTTGTGCATCAATCACAACGCCGATATTGTCTGTCTCAAGAATGTATTGCAAGGCATGATACACTTGCTCGGTCAAGCGTTCCTGAATTTGTGGACGCTTGCTGAAATATTCAACTATGCGATTGATTTTGCTTAGTCCAAGAACTTTTTGTTTGGGAATATACCCCACAGTTGCCAAGCCGTCGATCACAACAAAGTGGTGTTCGCAATTGCTTTGCACGTTGACATTGCGTTCAACTACCATTTCGTCGTACTTCATTTTGTTGTCTACCGTGGTGCATTTGGGAAACGCTTCGTAGTCAAGTCCCCAGAAGATTTCATTCACATACATCTTGGCCACACGCTTGGGTGTATCCATTAGACTATCGTCGTTCAAGTCCAATCCCAAGACTTCCATGATGTGCTTGAAGTCTTTTTCAATCAAGTCGATCTTGTCTTTGCGATCAACACTGTGCTGAAATGTTGGAGTTTCAACACCACACTTGACCAAGTGTTCGTGTACACGTTGACCCAAATCAGGGTCGCATTTTGTTTTGTTGTATGACATTTTTGATATCCTTCCTTAAGCGGATGTTAGTTTTGAAAAGTTGTCACCTTTGTGTGACAAATGTATTTATGCTACTAGATCACCTAGATTGCTTTTGGCTATCCAGAAACTGTGCATTTTTCTCAGCAGATCCTTGTCAATTGGCTGTCCAAAGTAATTGCTTAATTTTTCCATACCAGCCACATAGGAATCAGTCTTGACAAGATCAGCAAACGTGATGCTTAGTATACAACTTGGATCTGGTTCAACATTTAAAAACGGTGCCACCCAATGTTGTTTTAGAAAATAGTTGTAGAAAAAATCATCATAGTCTTTAAACTCGTTGAACTCATACTGATTATTAAATTTCAATGCATTGTTTTGTGTTCTTGTATCCCATGCATACACAGGGTGATCCAATGTTGATATTATAGCATTGTTTTCTGGATTATGCAAATACAATTTGCTCTTAACACAGTGCTTGTATGGTTCCAGACTTGGTTTGTCTAACAAGATTTCTATCCACTTGGCATTGCTAAAAAATGCTGGAACAAATCGTTTGTGCCAGTGATCTGCAATCAACAGGCCTTGATTCCAGCACTGATGAAAGTATTCGCTGCCTTCAAGTTTGGTTCTCAAATTAAATTCATCAACCGGCAGGTCATTGTTTCGCATCATGCGACGACTGTAAAATCCTATGCCCCAGGGATGATTGGGCTCTTCAGATGCCCACTGTCTAATGTCAATGGGCCATGCATGGTTAAAAAACCAATCATCCCGTGTTTGTTTTTTGTTTTGAACATCTGGACACCAGTGTGCAACTTGATCAAACTGAAATAAACTAGTGATTAAAAATTTTCCACCTGCGCCGTTTGGATACCGAACTTGTAAAAATTGACTGGTATTATAATTTTCCATTATTTGTTTTCTTTTTGATCGTGCGGTCCAGCATCGTCGAACCAGTACAGGCTTCGATGTGGTGGGCTCAGTGGTGAGGCGTTGCTAGTAAAGTAAAACAGTCTTAATCCGTCACGGCTAGCATCAGGTGGGCATGTGATTGGATTAGGATGTCCATGGACCAGTCGTTCGTCATAGTTCCACAGCAACAATCGATTGGGGCGCGGCTCAATGCGGTGCAGGCATTTTGTACGATCAAAATCCCAAAATTCAAGATTACCTCCCCAGGTTGGATCCCAGTCTTTGCCAAGGTACAGAATCGCACTCAATGAACGATTTAGGTGCAACTGTTCATTCCAGTTAAAGTCGGTGTGCAGTTTCAAGCTATCGCCGTTGTAGCATCGCATTAGTCCAGCGCCAATCAGCAAAGGATCAGGTATCAATTTTTTAATGCCAGTGATGTTTTCAAGCCACCCCAGGAATTCTCCACTATTTAGATTCAGCACTAGATCTCGGATCAATGGAGAATAACGCATGTTGTTACACTCCTTCATGTTGCTGCCGTTTCTAGTAAAATTGCTCCAAAGATGTTTGGGAATATTTTCTATGTCTTGTTGCACAGCTTCCAGCAGTTCCCTGGGCAAGAAGTCATCAAAGTACAGCCAGGGCACTGGCACACCATGACTGTAATCAATGGCGTAGTCTTTGGGATCGTACTTGTTGGTAATTAAGTCAATGTCAATCATTTGGTAAAGTTCCATTAGCCAAATATCTAGCCAAGCACAACCGACTTGTGGTGCCCCCTCGATTGTATTGGGAGTATTTTCCAGTTGTGTCTATGCCAAATAACACACTGGGGCTGGGCGTAATGCCCAACTGTGTGCACAACAACTCTTGTGTTTTGCGCCATGTTTTGTAGTTATGATCAGGTCCCCAGCGCCGAATCAATTCTAGACCTAATCCGCACCCAAGTCGATTTATATACTTGGTTTTGTGATGCACAAGCAAACTATCGTCATCGTCTTCTCGAGTCAGCCGCATGCCCACACGCACATGGCTAACTGGGAATGTTTTGCTCAGACTGAAAGTGATGTCAGTTATGCAATCATGATCAAAATCAAATGTCACACCCCCGCATGTGCCGTAAAATGCAGCATCTGCAAGAACCGGCACACCAAGACGTGTGCATTCGATTAGCACTTCTGTCATGCGAGAGTGAATATCGCCAGTGTCGCTAAACGGCACACTGATTACTACAGCATCGTTTTCAGCAATTGGCTCATCCTCAATCCAGCGCCAATCTGGAAAGTAGTTTCTCCAGCTTGCTGCATGGTACATGTACTCTCCGCGAAAACATCTAAATCGACGTGTGCGATTCTTTAGATAAAATTTGTCAAACGATTCTGTGGTGCCCAAACTTGCAGCCATGACTGGAAACAAATCAAGACCTTTCAAGTTGTTTAACTTACTGCTGGTTATCCAGGAACGATATTGATCAACAAACCTATTGTGAATATCAACATCAGTTAACCAAGTGTCAACTGGTGCAGTTTTTAACATGGTTGCAACGTCAATCAACATTGCAGGATCTTCAACTGCACTGGCACCACCATAGGGTAGAGTTTTTAAATTTGGCAATGTTGCCTTCATGATATAATTCCTGTGATTTGCAATGTGTATCTTGGCACACGACTTAAATTACCAGCCATGTGCAATGTACCAGCACGCCAACAAACAAATGTTCCAGCTTGGTAATGACTAAAGCTTTTGCCGCCGGCTTCAAACAAGAATCCTGGCTGCCAATCTTGTAAAAAAACAATGATACGAGAAACGTCCTGTTGCTCTAGCCCGTGAAATTTGCAGTATTGTGTGTATGAGTCTGAGTGCTCGGGAATGATGTCACCGGGCAACATTCTAAACCAGGCACAACCTTCGTGTTGTATGCTGTACCCCTGCTGACGTAATACATCGAGTATCTGCGATTGACAATCTGGTTGCCGGCGTTTGTGGTCAACTTTCATGCCAACTTTAAATTCACGACCAAAAGTATTTCGCCAATCTTCAACCACAACAGGATCTTGAAATTCACCAGACCCGTCAAAATAATAATCTAATTTGGATATTTCTTCAAGATCCCAGATTGGATCTATATGCCCGGTGTACAGCTGAGTCATTTATTATACCAAGCCCAGGCATGCGTAATCATGTCACGCAAACTGTGTTGACGCCAGTCCTGGGCCAATAAACTAAATTTGGCTGCACTTGCAGTAAGCTCAGCTGGATCTCCTGACCTTGGCTGATCTTCAATTACCTGTATGTCCTTGTTGGTAATCTCACGTGCCAGTGCAATGATATCTCTGTTGCTTGATCCATTGTTGCTACCAAGGTTATAGGCATCAATTGGAATGGATCGATCAATTGCCAAGATGTGTGCTCTAGCAATATCTTCAACGTGCACATAGTCCCTTATACAAGTGCCATCGGGTGTGGGATATGATGTGCCATACAGCACAAAGGGTTCATTGTTGCGAGCACTTTCTAGCACCCTTGCAATGATATGTGTGGCATTTGGCCTCTGTCCATGTCTGCCTAGGCGGTCTGCGCCGCATGCATTAAAATATCTAAAAGTTACAAAATCTAGACCATATGCTTGATGATAGCTCTTCAACATCATCTCAACCATGAGTTTACTGTCACCGTAAGGGCTAAGTGGCATGGGAGGATCTTCTTCTTGGCAGGGAGTCATGATTGGCTCGCCATACACTGACGCAGAACTACTAAATATCACTCGAATTTTGTTTTGTAATTTGTTTGCTATAATATAATCAAGCAAGATTTTTGTTCTAACAAAGTTGTTTTGATAATACAGTTCAGGGTCACGCATGCTGGGACCAACCAAGCTAGTGCCGGCACAATGAATTATTGCACTGGTGTCATAATTGGAAATTACATTCAATGCAACATCGCTTGAAAAATTACCTTGATAAAATTCATCAAATGCAGATGCTAGTTCTGGCGTGGCTGGTTGAAGGTCAATACCCACCACATGATATCCTGCAGATTTCAACTGCAATGCAGTCTGTCCACCAATAAATCCAGAAGCCCCGGTTACAATAATTGTTTTTGTCATAATTTCCTTAGATGTGTATTTTTAAATTATACAATATAATTTTAAAAAAGTCAAACCCAATTGGGGTTTTCTAAATACCAGTTGACAGTCTGCAACAATCGTTGCTCAAACGACATTGTCTCTGTCCAACCTAGATCATACAGTTTACTGGGATCTACAGAAAAACATAAATCATGACCAGGTCGGTCAATCGGCACCAGGCGATACTTCAACTCTTTGCCCATGGCTTGTGCAATCAACTGTGCAAAGTCTAGATTGTTTATAAACTTCCGGCCGGCACTGTTCCATTTTTCACACCGAGCAGTCTGTGTGTTCAAAATAAATCTTGTATGGCTGGCTACATCTCCAGCATAGAACCAACGCCTACCACCAACTAATTTGCCAGGGCCCACATGTATATCTAAAGTTTCGTTGTTGAGTAATTTGCGTATAATGATCACGGGTAACCGATTACTCTGGCAACGTGGACCAAAGGTATTGTTGATGTGTATGATACTTGCAGGAACATTGAATGAATTGGCATAGGCCATGCACAGTTCTTCACCGGCTGCTTTGCCAGCCGCATAGGGACTATTACTGTTGTAGGCATCGTTGGGCTGACTGTCTTGACCAATGGGTATAGGTCCAAATACTTCGGCACTGCTGTAATACACAAATCTTTCAACTCCGGTGTGGCGGGCATGTTCCAACAAGTTCAGTGTGCCCAACACATTGTCCATGACAGATGCAGTGGGGTCACTCAAGCTGTCGGCTGAACTGGGATTAGCGCCAGCGTGTAATATAATATCTGCCGCTGGCAAGTGTTTACAAGGATTTTTAATGTCGTGCTCGATTACCGTGACACGATCAAGCATGTGATTGATACGTTCCATATTGGTTGAACCAGGTCGTACCACACAGATCACACGGTGATCTTTTAAAAATTCTTCTACTAAGTAGTGACCAATGAATCCATTGGCTCCGGTAATCAGTGCTGTTTTCATGGTTGATATTTGTAAACGATATCAGATTTGTGACTTAAAATTTTACTGTATCCTACATTGTTTAAAAAATTGTCAAGCATGGTTTTATTTGTGCCGTATCTTTGAGCCCAGGGCTCGTACCATTCTATCATAAGTAGAGGATAATATTTTTCAATAGTACGTTGTGCGCCTTGCAACGCAAAAAGTTCATAGCCTTCAATGTCTAATTGTATCAAATCACAGGCTGGCAAATTTAGGTCATCAATGATCACTGTGGGTATATTACCCGTACCGCTTACATGAATAGCGCCAGAATCATGCCTTCTGTCTAGATTTACAAATTTTCTTTCATTGCCTACACAGGCCTGTGTTTTTATTACATTGGCACCGCAATTCAAAGTCAAACATAAAAAATTTATTGGATCTGGCTCAAATGTGTACACAGTATCAAATCGTTGACTGAACTGTCTTACATACTGTCCACAGTTGCCGCCGGCTTGCACTACAATAGCATTGCCAGTGACATGTGTCATTAGTTGATCAAAAAATTCTGGGAGTATTCGAAACTGATGCATGTAATTCCACATGCCTTGATCGTACCGAGGCCACCACAGATTTTTTAATTCGTCGTAGGGCGAATTGTCTCTGAATTCAATTGAGTTTTCTAGCCCTGGAATCTTTTGGTATAAGGAATTTGGCATGATATTTTATATTCTAACAATCATTTCCTGTGCTAGTACTTCATCTGGCAGGAATGGTGTTAGATCGTGTAAGCCTGCTTGCTTTCCATTTTTTAATGCTTGGGCTGGTAATATTTCTTGCTGGCCAAGACATTGGCAGTCTATAATGACTGGGCCTTTTTCCTTAAGGGCATTGGGAAAATGAAGACGCAGATCTTCTTTTGTTCTGATATCCACACAAGGCATGCCAAATGCTACCGCAATATTTTTAAAGCTAGGAAACCACAGGCCACTTTCAGCACTGGTTCCATGCACCCTTCCTTCAAAGTATTTTGTCTGTGTATTTTTAATACTTAGGTAACCGTTGTTATTGAGAATAACAAACTTGATATTCAACTCGTGTTGTTTAACTGTTGCTAATTCTTGAATGTTACTCATAAAACTACCATCGCCGATGATACTGATAACCTGTTGATTGCTAGCCATACTTACACCAATGGCTGCAGGTAACGCCCACCCCATATCTGCTTGTGCAGGACTAAAAATAAATCTTTGTCCGTGTTTGGCATTTAATGCAACAGGACCTGCATAGCTAATGCTGCCAGCATCGCCCATTAAAATGTCATCGGCTAAACTATGCTGATTGATCGCATCAAGTATGGCATAGATGTTTAACTGAAAATCATTTTCAGCTGGACGATATTCTTCTTGCATTACCGGCCATTTGGACCTCCAGTGATTGCATTTTTCAATCCATTCTTGTCTTGTCATGCCAAACTCCTAAAAAACTTTTCTAAATCAACATTGTATTTTTCATCAACTTCAACAATGTCTTTCTTTAACTCGTTGATATCAAAGTCGACAACAATCTTATAACTGTCTGGACTAAACTGTTTAGGGTCATAACCAATAACACTAGCGCCTAAACTACTGCCCAACACAATAAGTAAATCGGCATTTTGCATGGCAAAGTTTCCGGCGCGACTTCCTTTGATGCCAACTGCTCCAATACTTAGAGGATGGTTGGCAGTAGTATAATCTCTTGCACCATAGGTGCTAACATATGGAATTTGATATTGTTCGATAAATTTAACAAACTGGTCAACAGTATTGCTTTGACGAATACCGTATCCTGCCAACACAACGGGTCGTTCAGCCCGGGCAATGGCTTGTTTTACACCGTTGTAGTCTGACAGTGTATCGGCCAAGTCGGTGGCAACATATTCTCTGTAATTCTCAGGCATCTGCGCTGTTTGAATGTCACCTGGAATATCAATCCATACAGGACCGGGACGTCCTGTTGTTGCCAAGTGTACTGCATATTGTATTGTGTATGCTACGTCTTGTACATTGTCAACAAAGCAACTCAATTTGGTCATGGTCTTGTAGGTGTCAACAACATGGTGTTCTTGAATGCCATACTTACGAACATTGATGTTGTTCTTTTTGTTAATGTATCCGCTACAGGTTGCCAATCTAACATTGCCTGACAGAAACAAAACAGGTACACTGTCTTGCCATGCATTTAAAACCGATGTTGCACAGTTGGTACCTGCGCAACCTGTTGTAGGATTGACCACTGCAAGTTTACCTGTAAATTTACTTTCGCCAATTGCAGAATGCCCTGCGCCCTGTTCGTTATGATAGCAGATATAGGACATACCTTGCTTAATAAATCCGTCATTAAGACCGCTGGCTCCCCCACCCATAATTCCGTGTACACGTTCAACGCCAATTGATTTTAAGTAATCGGCTATCCAGTCACATACTCTCATTTTGTTCCTAACGCTTTGTAAATTCTATTCAGGCCTTCTTGAATGTTTTCACGACTGGTTGCATAACACAATCTAATATAGCCTTCGCCGTGTTCTCCAAAGCAATGCCCAGGCAAAGTCACTACTCCAGCATCCATTAACTTTTCAACAACTTGGTCACTTGATAATCCTGTTGCCGTGATGTTAGGAAATACATAAAATGCACCGCCCGGCTTAAGGCACTTGAATCCTTTAACACGATTGAGCCCGTCAACTAGCAGATCTCTACGTGCCCGATATTCTGCCATCATGTTTGTGACTGTTTCTTGACTGCCGCGAATGGCTTCAATGCCAGCACGTTGAACAAATGTACTGACACAACTTGCAGTGGTTTGTAGCAGGGCTGCTATGCGTTCAATAATATTGGCAGGTCCAATCAGTGTGCCCAATCTCCAACCAGTCATGGCAAATGCTTTACTAAAACCATTGCTAAGGATAACATGTTCCTTGCAATGATCGTAAATGCTAGGACTTGCAAAGCCAATTGGTTCGTAGTTCATACGTGCATAAATCTCATCACTGTAAATGTAGATATCATGCTTCTTGGCAATTTCATAAATGCGTTTGACTTCATCGGTGGTAAGCACACTGCCTGTGGGATTTTGCGGACTGTTGATAATAATTAGTCGTGTCTTGTCTGTGATAGCCGCTTCAATGTCGTCCGGACTCATACGGAATTCGTTTTCTTCTTTAAGTGGCACCCGTACAGGAACAGCACCACACATTTTGATGTTGCTGTAATATGTGCTGAAGCCGGGGTCTGGCACAATAACTTCGCATCCAGGATCAACCAAACAGAATACCGCATAGTAGATGGCAATGTTGGCACCCGGAGTAATCAACACTTGATCTAGATCAGGACGAAATCCTCTGCTACGTTCTGTGGCAAACTGCACAGCCTCTCTAAATTCTTGTAACCCAAAACTACTACCGTAGTGTGTTTCCCCGTTGGATAAAGATTGAACAGCAGCCCAAGTAACATTCTTAGGTGTGTCAAAGTCTGGCTCACCTATCTCCATGTGTATAAGATGTCGGCCTTTGGCTTCTAAAACCTTGGCCATGTCTAGATATTTGAACATTGGCTGTCCATCAATCTTAGACGTTACCTGGCTTAGACTTTTCATAGGTACAAACTCATAAAGCCGTCAACCTTTTCTCCAATGTAGGCAATCTGCTCTGGAGTGATAACTGGACTGCATCCATGGAAGTAGGTATTTTTCATAGTAAATGTGGCCACAGGATAGTTGTCACGTGCATCTGCAGGATTCATTAAATGACTGTATGCAGGTTGCAACATGATATTACCAGCAAAGTAGGGACGTGTTTGAATTAAATTTTCTTCCAAATAATCAACAATGTCCATGCGGGTAAACGGGGCACCTTCACGGATAGTTAATGGAAACGCAAACCAACTAACATCGGCTTTATCTCTAGCACGTGGCAAGTGAAAAAATTCTTCATACTTTTTATAGATAGCAAACAGTAGATCGTAGTTGCGTTGACGCAAGGAATGTATCTCTGGCAATTTTTTAAGTTGCTCTAGTCCCATTGCCGCTTGTAGTTCAATTGGCTTTAGATTGTAACCAATTTCGTCGTATACATACTTGTGATCAAAAATCTGATCAGGCATTTCTGGAATCCATTCATTGAATCGCTTGCCACAAGTGCCACATTTTAACTTGTTGGCCTCGGGTCCTACACAATAGCAACCACGTCCCCATTCACGCAAACTGCGTACAATAATCTCTTGCTGTGGATCGTTCATGGCAACAAAACCGCCTTCGCCCATGGTCATGTGGTGTGCTGGATAAAAACTACAGCTGGCCATTTCTCCAAAGCTACCCAACGGCTTGCCATCATAAGTTGTGCCAAGTCCATCACAACAATCTTCCAATAAGATTAGATTGTACTGGTTTACCAGTTCCATTACTCGATCCATGTTAGGCGGATTGCCTAGTACATGAGCAAACGTAATAATTTTAATTTCTGGATCTGCCGCGAGCAAACGTTCTGCGTGATCTAGATCGATGTTTAGTGTATCAATTTCAATATCACAAAACACAGGCGTGAAGCCGTTTTGAATAGTAGGATTAAGTGTTGTTGGGAATCCAGCAATAGGCATCAATACCTTGGTGCCGGGTGGAAAGTTGTGTCCACGCTTGGACTTCATAGCTGTCATCATAAGCAAGTTAGCACTACTGCCCGAATTGGTCAACACTCCACGAGTTTTACCAAATTCTTTTGGAAATTTTTGTTCAAATCGTAGACTTTTATTGCCCATTACCAGCCAACCGTTTAACAATGCTTCCGCGGCTGCTACATATTCATCTGAGTCAAAATGCGGACCTGCATAGTTTACAAAGTCCTTGCCGGCTACCCAAGTCTTGGCAGCGTGTTTAGCATCAATGTATTTTTTAATATCTTCTAATATTTGTTTCATAATTTAATCCCAAGTTGATTAGAAATTTTTCTCATAATGTTTATTACTTCCTGACTACCGCGACTGCCGTGAAAATGCAATATGTGTGCCTGATTTATGGATATACGGTTCCATTCATTGTGCCAGGTTATTGCATTTTGATCCAAGGATCTTAAACGCATTGCTTGATAGGCCATCTCTGGATGTAATCGATCAGACTCATCAATGTCTTGGTTCCAAAACATAGCATTATGCCTTAACTGATCAAATCCCCAATTACGGTCTGGGTGAGTTTCTCTTTGTTCCAACCAGTCTTCTCCAAGTTTCCATACATGATCCAACATGGTATGTGGATAATATTGTATATCATCGTTGAAATGGTGTATACACTCATTATGACTTTTTGGATCAGTATAATTAAACAATCGGTATTCGGGGAATCTGTCAGAAAACAATTCTGTAGGCCGTATCATAAGTGTGTCGGCACCTGCCCAAAATATATTGCAGGGTTCTCGGTGCCACAAATCTTTAATATCTAACCAATTTTGATATGCACAAGTATCGCCGTTGGTGGCAGGATCCGTCCACAGTATTGTTTCAAATGGTTCTTTTACAAAATGTTGAAAACTGGCTAGTCTTAAACGATACATTTCTTGATAGTCTAAATATAATTGTGAACTATCATTGCCCATCCAATTTTCTGATATAGGACGCACTGAACATACCAAATAATTTTTTACCATACAAAATTATTCCTGTAGTGTTTAACTACTTGGGCTAATTCTTGATCAAAGTCAGCAGTTGCAGTCCAACCCAATTGTTTTAATTTGCTATCATTGATGGCATATCTTACGTCCTGACCTTGTCTAGAACTAGGAGTAACAAAAGATTCCCAGTCATGGTCATGATCGACATCAAAATAGTAAGACAATATTTTTTTTATCACTTCTCGATTTGGCATTTCAGCATTGCCGCTTATGTTGTAGATCTCACCAGTGACACCTTGGTCAATGATGTGTATTACAGCACGGGCAGTGTCGCCGGCATGCAACCATACTCGACTTGGGTTTCCATTATCATGCAAATCAATTTTGCGATTCAACGACAAAAATTTAATTGATTTTGGAATTAGTTTTTCCACATATTGCCCAATACCATAATTGTTTGTGGGTCTAACAATTACATAGCGAATGTTGTGAGTACGTGCCCAGGCCAAAACCAACATGTCGGCTGCGGCCTTGCTGGCACTGTACGGATTGCTTGGTGTTAAGATATCCTGCTCGGTATGACTACCGTCAACAATATCTCCATAAACTTCGTCTGTGCTAAAATGCAAAAAAATTGGTCTGCGCACAGGCGGCATTGCTCGAATCAACTCAAGTAGATGATGCACCCCATTGATATTGCTTCTCAAAAACACATCGCTACTCATGATGCTGTTGTCCACATGAGATTCGGCAGCTGTGTTAATCACATAATCGCAATCATAAAGTAATTCAAGATCATTGATGTCTTGTTGTAAAAATTTAAAGTTTGGATTTGCACCAAACTCATCTAATAGATCTGAATTACTAGCATAAGTTTTTTTGTCCACGCCCATAACACGCCAGCCACGTTCAAGACATTGCCTTGTCACGTGACCACCAATAAATCCCAAACATCCAGTAACATAAACTATTTTCAAGTTTCAATCCTTTTCACATGATACTTAGCTTCACTAACGCTGTCGCGATATCTATTTCCACCACGATACCATTTAGTAGCCTTGCATCCAGGCCCAGCTTCGGCTATGGTGCCAGCAGTTTCCATTATGTCGATTGTACGGTCAATTGTGCCGTTGTTCCAGTCACTAATAAGACCCATATTGTGATGAGGATCTGCTAGCAAGTTGTCAAGTTTGGTGCATGCATCATCTATGCTCCAAGGAATGTAGAGTCGGTTGGGATCGTTTGCAAAAGTCTCGGGGAAACTACGATATGCAGGATACAGTACATTACATCCTAATGTATCCGCTTCACTAACTGTGTTACTAACCCAATCTTGAAGGGCACAATTAAACAGCACACGAGTATCATTAAGCAGATTATAGTAATCATTTTTCTTTAGGTTTTCGTAGATTTTGAGTTTGCCCTGAGCTTCTAACTGCCTAGCACGTTTGACATACTTGGGATTATTACTACGTAGTGGTCCGCCCTGGAAGATAGCAAACTCTATTTGTGTCTGATACCCTTGGGCAAGGTACATCTCAATCAAGTCCATGTAAAAATCAGGTTGTTTCTCTTGATCAAATCTTGCGGCAAATCCCACACGCATTGTTCGTTGATCAAATGGTCGGATGTTTCCTGCACCACCAACACGCTCTAACACTTCTTCCTTGCCAAATGCTAGGCCACTAATATTATATATAGGAGCACGCCATCCAGCAATGCGCATATGAGCAACCATCTCTTCGTTTGTTGCGAGAACCCCATCCACGAACTCATTAACCATTTGTTCGTAAAGTCCCATCCATTTTGCCATACCCCATACATGTACGAAGTCATCAGGATCAATGGACTGAGCAAGACACCTAACAAAAACACGGGGACGCTGACTAGCAGGGATCTGATCAAATATGTAAGGAAGGGATTCAATGCCGGGTTGAAACATGTCTTCAAAGTAGATAACATCTTCATTTGTAACTTCTCCATTCTTCATCAATTGAACCAAGTTCATAATTTGACTCATGCCAAAATAACTGCGGCCATGTGCGTCCAGCACTTGCCCCACACTGATTGCTTTTGTATTGTCTAGTGTAGTGCCTGGTACATATACCACATCAAGGCCGCGCTGATCAAATACTCGGCGATTCCATTCAGTTAGTTGTAGTGTGTACCGGGCTTCGTAACTTTCAAGCCCCATGTAATATAGTTTTCTCATTGTTGTACCTTGGTAGTTTATTTGTGTATTATACACGATTGAGTATGTGATTAGCAAACACTTGATGTCCTAATCTACTGGGGTGAAAATCACCGTGTGCGGGTCCAAACAGATTGGTCTCTAGCATTTCTTGCAATCCCAGAAAATGTTGATCGCTGTAGTCAGAAATTTGTCTGCAAAGATCATAACGGTTGTGTTGTTTGGCAGTGGAGAAAAAGTTTGGATCAATTCTCAAGGGAATGATGCTGGGCACGTGTCGTTGGTCTAACAACTGTATCCAACTTGTGCAAACTGGAACTAGTTTGGTAAAACTTGGCAAAATTCCAGTATGTAAATCAGTAACACCGCCCGACAACCAAATGTCTGTGTCAAACTGCTGTGCAATACCATCAAGCTTGATGTAAAACAGTTCAATCAGTTGTTCGTACAAATGAAACAAACTTGTTGACTGCGAGTAAACGCTGTCTAGATCAATATCGTATCGTTCATGCAGTAACGGACGAAATGCGTCGGTCTGCAAGACTAATATTTTAAGTTCAGAATCATCTACTCGTGTGTCCAAGTAGTTCCAAAGAGCATAGCAAGTCTGCCAGTGACTGCTATACCCCCTGCTTAGATTCACAACCTTGAAATGTTTGCCAAGGTACTCTTCCATGCCAGGATGATTGAGCACCAGTTGGTGGTCGCCGTTGTGGTCCCATTCACCGCAACCCCAACTGTCGCCTACAATTAGCAACGTTGGTTGTGTCATTTCAACGACGTCTATCTACGATCCACATGTCTTTGGCAAATTTGCCTTGTGCGAATTTGCTGTACTGCTGGTAAGCATAGCTTTTCCAGTTGTACAAATCGCTTTCGTTAAACCGATATCCAAAATCTTGACAGAACTCGCAGTAACGTTCGAGATCCTCAAAAATAGTGTGTACTTTTGGATTGGGGGTAAATGTCATCTTGGCCATTTGATTTGCCTTATTAAATTTTAACTGAGAGGTTGGCTTGTTGGGTTTCATACTTGATTAAAGCTCCGTTCTCACCGTCTTCGGAAACTTCAATCCATATGGCACGGTCGGGATATCGACTTGCTATATGTATATATAGGTCATCTGCCATCATCTCGCAACTTTTAAAGTCTAGAGTGAGCACAGCATCTTTGTAAAGATTTTCCAACCAGCGTTTGAACTGGATGAACTCGATATCTCGATCGTTGTGTAAAACATCAATCCAGACTTGGAAGTGAAAGATATGTCTATGTGGGTATCCAAGAAAACTTACATCATACTCATCTCCAGTGGCAAGGGTAGGGTCAGTTAATGCAGCCGGATATTTGTGAATCCCTTCTTTTCGAAAGGTAACCCAAATTTTACGTTCGGCCTTGAGTTTGATACGTTCTGCTTGTTCTCTGAGTGCTTGGTTCATATTTGATAGGTATTAAAAATTTGTAAATACATGATACTTATTATGCAAGTGGGTCGTCCTTGGTATATTCATTCCACTTAGTAAACACTGATCGACGCATTAGTGCGTGTACGCTGTGACACCAGACACCAGGGTTGGTAGCATCAAAGTCTTTGTCGTCTAGCTTGATTGTAGCATTATATCCTAGCTGTTGTATATAGGGCAATTTGACCGAAATCATGGGAATGAAGTTGTTGTTCTCGCACAATCCAGATTCTAACAATCCCTCTACACAACTAGAATCAATATCCAATGTGCATACATAACCTTTATCCAAGAATGACTTGATCATGTTCTCCCAGTCTAGCCAACCACGAGCATTGGTGTCGTATTTGGGAAAACTCATGTTGGCACCAAAATAAATGTGTTCAACGTGTTTGGATTTGTCTTCATATGAAGCAAAGTCGTCAAGCCAATCTTGTATTTCTTCAACAGGCTGAACTCCTACCACAAACAAAGTCTGTTTGTTAAATGCTGGAGTTTTCTCAATTTCGATCCCAGTAAAAAATCTCACACCGTCATGGTTTTCTCTAATCATTCTGGTCCTTACGGGTTAATAATTTTTGCCCATATGCTAGATCGATCAATGTCATATGGTATCCAGTTTTGATTATACATTCTTTTTGTTAATACGTCAAGCCATTCTGGATCAACGTTGATTTGCAAGGTGGGCAAAAGCATTTGCTTTATCCATTCCAAGTGAACAATTGGATGCGGCTGCACTTCTTTGGTAAGGAATTTGGCCAATTCCGGTGACTGGGAGAACGAAGTCATGTCGGGGTGCAGTTGACAGAGAGCCTGTTGCGAATCAGTGAGAAACCGAAATCTATAACTGCTAAACATGTAATTTTGTGTGTGCTTGAGCAATTGATTTGCAGTCCAAATGTAGTTAAACGTTCTTAACTGAGCCTGCTCAACTTGCACGTACTCTGCGTGATATTTTTGTATTTGCGGCAGTTGACTTGCACTTGATAACCACCAGGTGTTACCATCTGTGGTTTGAAAATTCTTGGAATATGCTGGGTCCTGTTGAATAACTGGATCCCAGGAAGAGTCTTGAATAAGTTTATCAAATCTGGTTGTGCCGGCCCATTGTGCAACATAAATGGCGGTTGGGTTTTGAATTAATTTATTTACTAAATTACTGAATATAAATTCATTACCAGCACCAATGCCAGAACAATTTACAATTTGATAATCGGGCAACAGAGCCGCTAGTATTTGCGGCCATTCAGGCCAGATATGCCCATGGGCAAACCCATCACCAAAAGTGTAAATTGTATTACTGGAACTCATATGCCTGCTGGGTGCTGATCTCGTACTCGGCCTGCATAAAGAATTCGTATTCTTTGGTGCTGGTAAAATTGGTTAAAAAACTATTGTGTTCTAGCCACTGGTCAACTTTGGTCAAATCACAGTTGCCGGCTAGATGACGGCATAGTCTTGTGAACCTGGGAGTTTTTTCCACAATGTCGCTAAACTCTAGATTGAAAGCATTAGAATAATTGCACTGGTAAAATGGCAATAGATAACTTTTTGCTGTGGATCTCATTTTGTCATCATGCTGTGCCCGAGACAATTGCGCCCATCTCTGTGCAAAATATAAATTGTACACACGAATCCATCTATAGAGTTTGCTTTTTATAGAAGCAGTTGTGATAGATAATATTGACTCAAACATGGCTTGATCCAATAACTTGGGATGGCAGTGCGTGCCTTGCCAGGGCAGCAAACTATCTCGGCCAAGCAATGCTTGGTATTTTTTATTGAACGCCTCCACAGAGTATTCATCAAACACATCATCGCTGTCACCAATGAATAGTTCGTGCTCGCCATGACCCAACAACGTTGCGGATGTTATGTTGGTGTTGGGCTGATTGTTGAGTATATTACAAACCAGCCCGCCGGCAGCATAGTGTGGATAGCACACAAGATTCACGTCAAACACTGCCTTCCAGTTGATCAAGCAATCCTTCATCAAGTGATTCTTCTGCGTCAACCTCGGCAGTGGATCCAGTGTCAAACAAGTTGTTAAACATACTGAGTGAGTTAAATGCTCGTTTGCCAGTGTACCCACGTGTGCCAATCACTCGTTCCCAAATGCTGGCATGATCATCAATAATCTGCAGACTCTTTTGTCTGTCGCGAGCAGCAAACACACGTTCAATCACACTTCTAAAGTCATACCATTTGTCATGTGGATGCATCAACATGCCAGGACCCTGACCTGAATCGTACACTCGATTGGCACGTTGCACAGCTTCAATGTGAGTCCACACGTTGTGACCCATAAGCAATGCATAACTGAAACTATCCCAACTGGTTTTGCCTTCTTTGCCAATCTTGTTCAAGTCACCTGGTTTGTAGACACAGATATCTGAAACTTTCAACCGACTGGAAATGGGACTGTCTTCAAAATTATTATGTATCTTGTCTTGTCTTACTGCATCACCGAACAATCGATTATCCAGCGAGTACTTTTTGTCATCCACAGTGGAACTCATGCGATAACTCCACTTGTCACGATTCTCGGTCACAATACTGTGATACAATTGTCCATTGGCAGTGGCCAGGAAAGGACTAGCACAATCAAAGCTGATGGTAAAATTGGGATTATGATAATGTCTAACAGCACGTTGGATGTCAGTTAGCAACACCGCCCATTCCAATTTACTAGTTCCCAAAAAGTGCATCCAGTCATGTTGACCTTTTTCCAACAAGCCATCGTGTATCAATGACACCAGCCGACGAAGCACAAGATGAACATCGCACATGTTCTGACCACCCATGCCCCAACCGTCAAATGGTCGCTGATGTTTGTCAGCGTTGCAATAGTCTTTCATAACCTCGTACCAGTTGTCGGCATCGGCATGATTGGCTCCTTGCAATACATTTAGAATCTTAACATTGCCATGACGGTTTGCCATCCAGTATTCATTATTGTATTTGGTTGCCTTGACTGCATCATCATAACTGTAGATACCTGCCGCAGCCGCCCATTCTGGATTGGTACATGTCCATGTGGGTATATCCATGGTCATTCCATATGTGGCAATACCACACTGCCACTCCAACACTGCTCTGCGCTTTTTCTCAGCTTCTTTGTCAGTGGGGTCAGCCCAACGGCCGGGCCAGACACCTTTGGCAATTTGGAACCCACCCGAATCGGCAATCATAAAACTGTTGGGGTCACGATTGCGAATCATGTCCTCTTTGGGATTATGTTTTGTAAGATCTAAGTTGGCATGTCCTGCACTGTACAAACTCCACTTGTAAGGAAACAGCCCTTTTTGTGGATTAAGCCAATTCAGTTGTTCCATGTCGGGAATGCCTTGTGGCATCCTGGTTGGAGGAATATATGGGTCAAATCTTTGTTTGCCTATATATGTGGAATAAAAGCTCGACACCGCAGGTAAAAACACTGCGTAGTCTTTTTGAGCTGCGGTTAGATCGTGTTGTTCAATCACTTGCTTTGTGCAGGTAAAGTGTATGTGTATTCGGCTAGTCCTGAATCCACTGTGATTTGCATAGCACCATCTTCGGCAATGCGCATAACCTTGTCGCCAACTAGATCAAGTATGCTGATTACTTGCTTAACTGGCCAAGCCCACACATGCTTGAGCGTGCCAGAAACGCCTGGGTGAAACACAAACTCCCCAGCGTGTGTGCTGTGGTCTCCAAAGTTAAACTTTAGATTGCCAGATTCCACTCGAACTTTGAAATTGGGTTCTTCGGCATTGGCCTGCGCCTGCATCTTGAGTCGCTGAATACTGGCATTGGTCGGCTCAAATTCAATGTTCCAATTAACACCTCGCATCACAGCAGTTTTGAGTTTCTCTGCAACCACTTCCGATGTCATGAATCGGAAATCGTTTTTAAAGTCACCAACCTTGTTCTCAAATTGCAATCCCACCGGAACATCAACTCCGTTACGGCTCTGGCGAGTAACACTGATGTTGGCATTCTCTCGATACTCTTGAATGTTCAAAAGAATTTTTAATTTATCCAAGTTTGGCATACCAAACATACCAACAAAGTCACCAACTGGCACATGGTACTTGGCCTGAAGCACAACTGACCGGTCTTCGGCCATGCCATCTACTTCGGTAGTATCGGCTGTGCCAGTGACTTTGATAAGTCCAATGCAACCCAGGTCGTGTGTGTGACCTACTAAATCTAACAAATGATCTCTCATATTTTTCTCCTGTAATGAGTATAGTATATAGGCAATTTCAATTACTAGCAACGATTTTGGCTAGAGCTTGACCACCTTTGATGCTGGTTAATTGACCTGGCTTGTGTAATTCAATCCAGGTAACTGCCGCATCAATATCGTATCTGTGGGCAACTACAAATCCCAGAGTATTAATTATGTTCATAACACGAGACTCGGGGGTATAACAAGCAAAACTTCGCTCGGCTAGATCTACCCCGGCTGCCCGGTCACAGTTGTTGAAGGTCATTGCCAGGCAGCCACCGGGCCGCAACTTGGTAAACAATGTGGACAGGTATTGCGCTATCAATTCAATGGGCTTGAAATTAAAATAGTTATATACCAGCATAAACCCAATTTGGTTATCAGGCAACTCATGCAACATGCTTTCTCGTTCGTTATACTCGTCCACTAGATATCGTCTTAGCCGTCTAGTGTATTCGTTTACAAATCTTGAAGTTGCTGGCGCCATTAGATCAAAATTTTGATCCACTAGGTACAATGGATCCAGTGCAACCAAGTGTGTTATCCAGTCGTCTAGGCCAGGCCTGATGATCAAGCCAGGGTAACGCCAATCAGTATACTTGAAAATCCTTGCCAATATGAAATCAGTTGCTTCTTGAGTCAGCACAAGTCGTCGATTCAAAATCCATTCCACACTGTCATTGCGCATTTCCCTGTCGTGCAAAAACGTACTATTTGTATAGTAGTCCCCTTCCTGTAGGTCAATACGTGCTTGAACAGCAGACCGTACTGATTCAACTGTGGATTTGAAACAATCAATCTCGTTTAGCACACTAGCAAAATTTCTACTCAACTGATTTGTCAACTCAGGAAATTGCAATTCATGTGAGTTCACACTATGCATTATTGGCGCAAGTTGCTGAGTTTGAGCGATTGTTGCTGACTCGGAATCCCACGAGTCAAGATGATTCACATAGGATACCAACTGACTGAGTTTCATTTAAAACTAAACAATGATGTAAATGTGTTTTCTGTGTTGGTAGATGATGCTAGATCCCAGTCCAGCACACCCAACAAGTTGTCCACCTTTTGGTCCACAACAGTTGCCTCCATGGCTAGATCATCAAACGGCAATTCCTTAAACCATTGTGGCAAGTGCATCTCGTCAGTGGGATATCCAATTGACGACCAGCCCAGGGGATTGCTCTTGAGCTTGCACACAATGACTTTCATGCCATCAACTACTGACATAGAGTAATTGTCAGAATTCATACGTCGAAGTGTGTTCCAGTTCATGCCTGCGCGAACATGCCCGGGCATGTTGGTCTTGCCCTGAGCAGACTCGGCGGCACTGTACTTGGTCAAGTTGTTAACCCTCTTGGGAGAACCTTTTTCCCAGGCCGGCCGTTCCATAAAGATATATTTGAAATCTCGAATTTTTTCAATAATACTTTTTCTTGTGGCACCAGTCAACACTTCATTCAGAATCTCACTTAGAAATTCTTGAATGACTTTTGGAGTATCACTACGCTTCAAGTCCAAGCCCATGGCCTTGACCTTGCCTGGTTTGCCATTGACATCAGTGCGCTTGCCTTCTTTGTCTATGATCATTACCGCATAACGCTTCTTGGTAATAAACAATCCTTTACTGGCAACCACCTCACGACCACCCTTGATCACACTGCCCATTTCTCTTGGGCAGTGAAACGCCTGCTCCATGAACCCTGGAAAACTGTTGTTGACCTGGTCAGCAATTGAATCATACAATGCAATACAAGTTTCATTGCTCCATTCCATGCGTCCAGCTTCAACTTCGGCTTTGAGTACAGGCCATGCACTGAAGTAGCAAGAGTCTGTGTCGCCATAAATGATACTTTCGCCAGTATGGTCATATTTGCCAGTAATGCATTCGTTTACGTGTGCATCCATGTGTTTGGCAATAGCTCGGCCTGTTAGTGTAGTTGACTGTCCAATACGTTTGTCATAGAAGCGACAATGTGGGTTAAGAATAGCACCATACAAACTGTTCAAGTTAATCTTCTTGACCAACTGACGCTTGTCCCAGTACTCTTCAGCAACCTTGTCCCCAGAGTTGATACACTCTTTGAGCTTGGCCTGCATCTCTTTGCGTTCTGCATACCAACGTTTGAGCAAGCCAGGAATCACTCCTTCTTTCTCATAGGTGAAAATTGTACCGTTGGCACTCAGCATCCAGGGTTGGTTGCTGTCAAATATCATTGGCCAGACTTCGGCTGCACTGTGCACAGTTGATGATCCATCTTTCCAGTCAATGGTGATTTCAGTTCCTCGTTGACGCTCCAGTACTGATTCGTATTCTAATGATCCAAACAATCCTTCCCATGCACCAGCAAAACTTGATCCACCCTGCATCTTTTCTTTGATGTAGTGGTCAGTCATTACTGGTCGGAGTTGACCAATAATTGTTTCCGGTCCCATATTGAGCGCACGAATAGCCGAGGGATAGAGCGAGTTGATGTCGATACTACCAATGTATTCGTGGATTCCTTTTTTGGGCGTAGCAACGTAGGCACCTGCGGCTTGAGTGTCTTCATCTGTGAATCTTTCTTTACGGTTAGGAACTACCATCCCACGTTCGTGGGCTTCATTAATGATTGCTTGCTCAGTAACTGCTACTGCGCCCATTGTGGTGGGCAACAACACAGTATTTTCATGCGCCAGTGTATTGGCTAGATCAAGGAACCGAAGTTTCTTGTCAATCTTGGCCAATAACACTGTGTCCTGTCGATTGTATTCAATAAATGTTTTGAAGTTTTGATTATACAACTGATCTAGTGTGCCTTCAAATGCTGTCTTTGATCCCAGTTCTTCATATTCACCAATGGCATCCAAACTGTAGCTGTGGCGTTCTTCGTATGTGTATTTGCGATACAACTGCATATAGTCCATGTGAACACGACCAATTAAATCGTATGTTTGATTTTCAGCGCCAAATCTCTCAAACATACGCATCTTGGGCAACTGTCCCCAGAGACAGAATCTGCGAGTATCATCTTTACTCAACACTCGAGTCACACGATTAACAGTGTACGGAATATCATATCCTTCTGAATTCCAGCCACTGAGCACATCAGCATCTTCAATTACATTTAGAAATGTATTCAACAAATCAGCTTCAGACTCAAACACAAAACAATCGGGAAAAACTGCGCTGATTTCCTTGGCTGTTTCCATACTCATACCCTTGGGAGGAATCACTAGAGTCACTAGTTTATCAATCCAGTCTAGGTATATCGAAATAGCAGTTATGGGATTGAACGGATCGTCAGGGCGACTGAATCCTCGTTCAGGATCAAAGTCAACTTCAATGTCAAAGAATGCTGTGTGAAGCTTGGGCCCATCTTGTCCTTTGTAGTTGTCCTCAAGACATCTAAAGATGGGATTGATGTCTGACTCGTAAATTTGTTTGCTAGAATGTGAGCTAACTTCTTTTCGAAACTCTTTATTACTGCGGCTGGTAAATCTGCTTACTGGATTGCCGTATATGCTACGAAACTTTCCTTTTGGATCATCATAATACAGCACATAGTTAGCAGGATACTCGCGGTATTCTCTGGCGCCATCTCGTCGTTCAACAACATGGATACGATCTTTTGATCGATCAAATAATGCATCAATATAACTCATTAGTTCCTTTGTGGGTTATGATACCACATGCATTTACAAAGTTTTGCCAACAGTTTCCAAAATAGTTTCTAGCAATTCATGGTCTTGCTTTGCTTGCCCAAAGCTGGCTTTATGTGCCATGCTGATAGCTTTTTTTAACACAGCAGGTTTGATTTCCAATTCTTCAGCCACTGCCTTGATAGTGTCAGCAAGACCACCTTGCAATGTGTCAACTTCGTGCATGACCTGCATGCCTTCGTTGATGATTTGAGTCAATTTAATTTTTTGTTCGCCGTTAAAGGTTTTAGTTTCCATGAGTTTTCCTAGTTAGTAAATTATTATAACACACCAAGTGACAGATGTCAATAGCGATAAGTGTCGGGTTTGAACGGTCCGGCAACATCTACTCCAATATAGTCTGCTTGGCGCTGGTCCAATGTGGTCAACATTGCACCAACCTTTTCCAAGTGAAGTCGTGCCACTTGCTCATCAAGATGCTTGGGCAACAAATAAATTTTTCCAGTTTCATATTGATCGGTGTTGTTGAACATCTCGATCTGAGCCAACACCTGATTGGTAAAGCTGTTGCTCATAACAAAGCTGGGGTGACCTGTGCCACAACCCAAGTTCACCAAGCGTCCTTTGGCTAGTACAACAATCTTGCGACCGTTAACAAGTGTAACATGATCTACCAAGGGTTTGATTTCGTCCCACTTGGCATCCTGAATACCAGCAATATCAATTTCGCTGTCAAAGTGGCCAATGTTGCAAACAATGGCATTTTCCTTCATGCACAACATGTGCTCACGTGTGATAACACCAATGTTGCCTGTGGCGGTAACAAAAATATCAGCTTTGTCCTTGGCATAATCCATTGTGACCACTCGGTAACCTTCCATGGCAGCTTGCAGTGCACAAATAGGATCAACTTCTGTAACCCAAACTTGTGCGCTGAGTGCTCGCAAGGCCTGTGCCGAACCTTTGCCCACATCGCCGTAACCGGCCACCACAGCAACTTTGCCGGCAATCATAACATCAGTGGCACGTTTGATAGCATCAACTAGGCTTTCACGGCAACCATACAAGTTGTCAAACTTGGTCTTGGTCACCGAGTCGTTTACGTTGATAGCAGGCAACCGCAGTGTACCAGCGGCAATGCGTTCCAATAATTTGTGGATACCTGTTGTGGTTTCTTCTGTAACACCCTTGATACCGGGAATCAGGTCAGGGTGTTTGTCGTGAATGTAGCCAGTTAAGTCGTGCCCATCATCAAGTATCATGTTGGGTGTCCAACCGTCTGGTCCACGCACAGTTTGTTCAATGCACCACCAGTATTCCTCTTCCGTCTCGCCCTTCCAGGCAAATACAGGAATACCCAGATCGGCAATGGCAGCGGCAGCCTGATCTTGTGTGCTAAAGATATTACACGAGCTCCAGCGTACACTTGCACCCAAGGCCACCAGCACCTTGATCAGTACAGCAGTTTGAATTGTCATGTGCAAACTGCCCACAATACGTGCACCCTTTAGTGGTTGTTTGTTTTTGTATTGTTCTAATACAGCGTGTAAGCCAGGCATTTCGTGCTCGGCAATTGCAATTTCTTTGTGTCCCCAGGGAGCCAGAGAAATGTCGGCGATTTTATAGTCGTTTAAAGGTGTAGTCATGATTGTATTATATAGTGATTGATGTGAAAATACAAGAAGTATTTGCTCACTTTACAGATATCCAGGTAGCGAAACCGATTCTGTTAGGCAGCAGCCGCCCTTACATCCCTAGTGGACCTAGGATTGTTTCTTTAGATGATAGTAAATTTTAACACGTTCCAGCAGTTCGGCCATGCCAGCATCGTTTTCCGACATTCGACGAATATTGCCCCAGAGTTTGTCTTCCTGTATCTGATCCATGAGACTCTTGGCTCGGGTATTTTGTCCAATCATCACACGCTCAGTACTGCCAGCTTCTCTAGCGTACACTGTGTCGCCGCCATCAGGACTTTCGTAAATGTAAGTTGCGCCAGATTTAAGATTTCCCATTGATCCAAGTGCCGCCGTGTTGTTGATACCATTTATTGGCATAAATGTTTGCTTGCTTGCTAGGATACACGTTAAACTTGCTTTCTGCAACAATTTTGGCACGATTCCACAAATTTAAATCGCTGGGTGTTGTACGGCCTTCTGCAACACCTTCTTGCATGTTTTTTAACAGTTCTTGTGCTTTTTCAACACTGATCATGTATCTACCAAAACGATTTGGATCTGCGGCTTTTTGTAGATATTCTTTGCTAAAACCTTTTGGTGCTTCTGCTGCTGGTTTGTTGTCTGATGGGGCGGTCATTGTTGCAGTTGGCTTTAACCCACCGGTATAGCCACCTTGACCGTCAGGAGTAACTCTAGCATTGGCGCCTGCTGAACCAAGTGCCATGGCCCCGGCAAGACTTAGTCCTGCCAACTTGGAGCCTAGGCCTTCTGCTAGTCCTGCTTTTGCTTTGGCTTCTTCTCTGCTGGGACTGAATCCCTGTGACATTGCTGACTGTACTTGGTTAGGATACACTGTTACTTTGAACATTTTACCATCCTTAACAATGTACCATTCTGTTGGATCTAGGTCGTGACGTTCATCGTTGCCGCCGCCATCTTGTTGATAAGCATATGATTGACGTTTGCCCATACCTGCCACACTACTATCGTAATCTCTTTGATAAGCATCTCTACGATCACGCATTTCATCCAAGCTTTCATTGTAGTTGTCATGCCGGTCGCGAATGGCATCTAAAGTCTTTTCACTAGCGCCTTCACGACCTGCCTTGGCCAGGGCCTGCATGCCTGCTTTGCCATACTTCTCATAGCCCTTGGCAGCACGGCTCATGCCTTGCTCGCCTTCCGCCACACCTTCCTGCATGTTGCCCAACATTTGCTCTACATGGCGAACCCAACCACTTACATCACTACTGCCAATTTCTTCTACATCACCTACAAAGTCAGCAACTTCGTCAATTGCGGCTGTTACTTTTTCTGGACCGTACTTAGATAATAAGTCGGTGCGTTGCATTAATATTCTGCGAGTAATAGCACCGGCCACTGGACTGTCTCCTACGCCTTCATTTACGCCTTGTTGACCATACATGTCGATGATTTGTTTAACATAGAAATTATAAAAGCCACGACGGCTATTGTATTCTCTATCTCCCAGCACAGTCTTTAATGCTTGTACAGCATCATTTAATTTTGGGCCTTGCATTATTTTTAATGCGTCAGTGACCAGTGAATCAACTTGTTGTGAGCCTTCCGCCACACCTTGCTTTTGCAAACTGAAGTAATTAGACACAACGTCGCCGGAAAAGTCTTCATCATAGTTGAACATATAACGAGCAGATTTTTGGCCTTGATCATTTGCCACAATGTGGTATGCTTGATTCAACACTTCTTCTTCAGAACTGATATCTTGACGCTTGTCAAAGATTTGTTGTGCCACTTGCTCGCTGTAGTAGGCGCCAAACTCTGCGCCTTCTGCAACACCTTGCTTGGCCATTCGGCGCTGTTTTAATCGGTCAAACACTTGTTTGGGAGTAAGTTCGCGACTGCGACCCATGTCAATGTTTGCTGCCGCAGTGGCAGAAGCTTGTTTGGCTTTGCGAATTTCTTCTGGGCTTGCTGGCAACGTGTTGGGAGACACAGTTGGTACAGGTGTCATACTGTCTTGTGCTGCCTTGGCTGCGGCAGCACGGCGAGCTGCAAATGCATCTGGAGCCTTGCGGGCAGGCAACGATTGAGTGCTAGCAGAAGTAGCAACTGCTGGTGTTTGTTGTGCTTGTGCAGGTTGGTTTGATGCTTTGCCAGCATTGTAACCAGCAACGCCACGACCAGCAACTTTGCCCATACCATATCCAGCTTTGTATGCTAGATCTCCAACAATGCCCTCATCAACGTCTTTGGGCCCAACATAGTGATGGTCTTGAACCCGATATCCTTGCTTTTTGTAAAAGTTAATAGCTGAATCAATTGCACTGTTGCGATCCACAGCTGACACCACAGCACGGCGTTGAATTGGCTCTTTGCGTTGAGTCACTACTGTGCCTTGCGGATCAGTCACGGTTACCATGACAATGTGTTTGGTACGATCTGGACGAGAGTCTGCACTCTCTTGGAATAGGTTATTGATAATCATTTTTTTCTTCTACGTAGTCTTGGGTTTCAACTGGTTGTTGACGTCGGCGATTGCAAAACATTTCGCATGCTATTACTGCATGATCTAGATTTTCAAATTTTGATTTTGATGGCTTGTTCTTGATAGTGATCCTGAATCCGTCATCTTCATTGCCATGAATTTTAATTTCGTGACCATCATCTGTGGTCAATGTTTTGACAACTGGGCCCACGTGATCAATGTTGGTGTTGACCTTGTCTTTGAGGTCAGGGTCTGTTCGTATCTCATCCTCAATAGTCTTGAGATAATCACCTAGCTTTTTCTTTACTGCACTGATTACATCTTCGGCTACTGGGTGCACAGGATCCAACTCCAGTTGCTTGGCGTCAAGATCAAGCTCATGCCCAAACGAACTTGTGTCTTCTTCCACATCGTCGTCAATGCTTTCACCGCCTACAAAATAACCCTTCATTGGATTTTTGGGATCAGTTTTGCTGCCAAGTACTGGACTGATATCTTTGGGTTTGAACAATGCCGGCAGTTGCTTGACACTGGTTTGATTGGCGTCGAGCCCCTCTTCCACTTGCTTGAAGCGATTTAAAATATCTCTAATGTCGTTGCTCATGCTCGATCATCCTTTAGAAAACTGCGCAACATCCAGCCGTTCTTGCCATGCGCATCAAGACGTTCGGCTATAAAGTTGGCAATACCTTGATTGTTTTCTTGTTCAGCAGATGCAAAACATTGATTCAATAAATCAATCATGGTGTTGTTATTTTCGAGTAATTCTTCAATCATGAGCCGAGCTCTGGGAATTTTAGTCTGTCCAGGAATTACGCTGAGTTCCTGAAATCGTTCAAATGATCCTGGGCTATATTCCTGCAGAGTTCTCACATACTCAGCAATTTTATCAACTGCACTGTATACTTCTTCATAAAAGTTGGCAAAGAAGTCATGGTATTGAGCAAAGTCGGGACCTTCTACATTCCAGTGAAAGTTTTGAGCCTTGACACTCAATGCATATTGTGAGGCCAGTAGCGTTTTTAAATCATTTGCGAGCATTTTTTAATTTCCTTTGTACCCAGGGTTTTTTATAGGCATTTGCATATTTAGTTTTGAAATTGTCAAACTGTCTAGATATTACTTCACCCATGGGTACTGCCATTGTGGCTATATTACCCGAGCAGGTGGCCCCAGAGTCTTCGTTAATAAATTCACGTGCTCTCATGTTCAATCACCAATCTATTGTCAATCCAACGTCCGGTGCCATGCTCAATGGTGTACCCATCGGTTATGAACTCAGCAGTGGTTTTGCCCACAGGACAAACTTCAATTTTGTATTCGCCAGGCGGTGCTTGTATTTGTAGCATTTGATTCAAATGAATAGAATTGTCCCAGGCCCATTCACGTTCAGTAAACATTTCATCGTTTACATAAACACGAAACACAGGTGGTTTTTCTGCCCATTGACAGCGTATGTTAAAGGTGGCCAGTACAAATTGAGTTTTCACCCGATATTTAGCGAGATTTTATCTCTTTGGGCTGTCCCACAATGACCTGAGAATTGTTGTATTGTGCACGGATAATCTTGCGTGCCATTTCATGAGTACGAGCCTGCACCGTGGTATCAATAATGTTGGTATAGCCAGGCTGCTTCAATTTGACCTTGACAATGTATGTTTTTAGTCCTTGTACAGTCTTGATAAAATCTTGTGCTCGCATGTGAATATTTATGATTTATTGCTGTACAACAGTCCGCGCAACTGATCACTGGAGCTAGGGAATTCATCAAGACCATCACAGTGAATATCAAACCCCAATTCTCGCAACGTTGCTTGTATCCATACTTGACTGGCCATTGGCAATGGCTCCCAGGTGATGTCAAAAGCTGTGTCACATACTGAATTGATAATATCTTTACAGAGTTGATCCTGGCCAATGTTGAGCTGCAAGCCAATCATTTGCTCATGATATGGTATCAGTTGATCAACTGACTTAACCCAGGGCTTGTTCCAAAATTTCTGTATACGATCAATGGTGTTGGGGAAGTCAAACAACAACTCATCAACATACACTATCAAGCATTGATCATGATGCCAGGTGTTGTCAAGCCCCCATTCAATTTGATCGTGCCAAGCCGGAAGCAAATAGTGACTTAGAAACTCTCGACGTATCCAAGCCGGTGTCTGTTCTATAGGAATACCGGCCATTGTGGGCCAATTATCATAAACTTTTGCTGGATCAATATGCCCTTCAAGAAATTGGGCTGCCCACCAATCTTTGTCTATTTTTTGAAAATAATTGTTTATGCACAGCAATTCTGTTGACTTGCTAGGGTATAACAGTATGGCCCGAGTGCAGTGATCAAGCATGTGCTCAATATTACCTATTAGGCTTTCTGTAGATTTTGTTTTGGGATGAATCCTTGCTGTCAATCGAGTATCTGCAGCAGACATGTATTGAACAAATCCGTCCATGTTCACTAGATGCCATGTCAGCTCAGTGTTGTGACTATTACCTTGCATTGGGCCCGTTACTTCAAATGGCGGAATTATCTCAACATCTGTGGCCAGTGTGGTCAATACCCATTCCAGGTAAGATCCGTATGTACCTCCAGCAAACGCTATTACAAGTGTGTCTTTCATCACTTGTAATTATCACATGGGCGTGCTATAGTCCAATTTTTGCAGGGTACATTGGTCCAGACTCGACTCTTTCGCCACCATCAAAATAGCTGATTTCCACGGGCAAGGAATCCCAACCCAATCTATATGCAGCCATGATACGATGATTGCCTTCGTTGACCCATGCGCTGCCATCATAGGCCACATTGATAAAAGGCTTGTATTCTTCGCCAGTGTGGCCATGTAGTGGTAGCTTGCCAGTGTCCTTCATTATTTTCATAATGGCTGCTAAGTCTGCTTGACGTACATTTTGTTGTTCATTACGCATGCCGGGTATTCTGGCCAGCTTGGTTACAGGAACTTCTACTTGCCTAACAGTAGCAGTGGTCTTGCCCATGTAAGGTAATCCGCGACGATCAGGGCTATGTTCCTTGGCATACTCAATGGCATTATTCAGCCACTCTTCATTGGGCACATCTACATTCAGTGTGCCTTCTATTATGAATTCACATGCTCTCATTTGTTTCGTCCTGATTTCATATTGGCGCACCAGTGATACATTTTGGCACGTTCGCCCGATGCATTCTTTGCTCGTTGTCTTAGGTCAGTAACTGAACCATTGCAGCTGGCACCAGCACGTTTTACACGACCTGGTCGGCTTTTGCCTTTTACCTTGCCGTCTGCAAAGTTTTCTGCTATGCTGTCTTTGACCCACTCGTCTGGGGTCATGTTATATTTTTTTACAAAAAGATCATGCAGTCTCTTGGCAGTGATATTTGACTTGTCTGCAATGGTCTGCATCATATGATCTATTGCATCATAGCTATGAGGATTTTTTAAATCTTTTATCAAATCCTCAACAGCACCTTCTGTTACAAATTCTTGTGCTCGCATACTAGCAATTCCATTTGCGCAATGCCAATGCTTTTCTAGTAGGGTCACCGTTGGGTTTCTTCATGGGGCCTTTTACTCCGCCCATTCTAGCACAGAATGATTTGCGGCGCTTGGCTGCTTTGCTACCGGGCTTTAGTTTACTTGGCTTTGTGGTCACGGCCATTTGCAGTTTGCTACCAGGATTCTCTCTGCGATAACTGGCCACACCCTTGGCATTCAGGCCGCCTTTTTTGCTCTTGCCTTCTTTTCTGCGCCAGGCCGCTGTTTCGTACAGCACATGGTCTGGCAAGGCTTCAAAACTTTCCCACACTTGATCAACATCAACACCATCTCGCTGAGCCACTTCTTCAGCCAACTGGTCCATGGCTTCAAACATGGCGTCAATTTCAGGATCTACCTCGTCAGAAGATTCTTCACTATACATATAGTCCCACACACTTACCAACATTGATTTGGCCACAGCAATCTTTTCTTGACACCATTCAGGCAAGTTATCACCTGATTGAATTAGGTCATCGATGCCTCGAACCGCACGTTCCAGCGTTTCAAGATTGTTTTCAGCCATGCCTGCTTCGTCATCGTACTCGGGGTTGTAGTTTTCCGCCATACTTTTCTTTTTGTCGGCAATTTGTTTTTCAAGTTCACGGATGCGAGCTTGTGTTGCGGCTTGGTCTCGCAGTGGTGCTTTTTTCTGTGCATTTTGACGTAGACCCAAACGCTCAAGTTCTTTTTCGGGAGTCTGTTTTGTGCTCTCTGTCACATCTGTTTTTTTCTTTGTGCTCACATGATTTTCTGTGTGCAGGTTGTCGGTAAATTCTTGTACTCTCATATAAACCTCTTAGTGAAACATTAAGTAACTATCAACTACATCTTTGCGGTTGGCTGCACGATCTCCAGCACCCGGCTGCACAATAACATTCCACTGGGGTTTGGTGCCCACTGGCGTTGCCAACATCTGATCATAAGTGATAATTGATTTGGGATTAACTTGATATCGCTGTGCAATACGTTGTTTGAATGTGTCAAGAGCTTCAGAGCTGGCAAACTGTGTGCGCCCCTTGGCATCTTTGATCAAGCTGTTGCCTTTGCGTGCAATTAGGTCAAAGAACATGTCCTTGGGCACAGTAACACCTTGTTTGACTGTGGCACCAGGATTTTGTTGTTTGTAAAATTCAACTTTCTTTTCTTCACCGCGCTTGCTGCCAGAACTGAAGTTCATTGTGAAGTTTGCTGGTGCAGTACCCGTAGCAACATCGCCCATTTTGGTGTAGGCATAAAACTGCACATCAGGATTGGATTTGGCCACACCATAAGCTAGATCCAAATATTCTTTGCTGAAGAAGTCTCCAGCGTCATGCCAGCGAACTACCAGTTGTACTCCGGCCTTGTCAGTTTTTGCCTTGATTGTTTTGATTTCTTGGTTGACTCTAGCAGTGTATCCTTCGGGATCGTTCACCAAGAAGTTTAGTGCTTGTGCGGCTGACATCGAGCTTGCGGGGAACATCACATATCCACCTTTACGTGCATAGCAGAATAACTGACAAGCACCTGCACCTGGGCAAGTGGTAATCTCTACAAAGTCGCCAGTGTCTTCGTCCACAACAATACCACTTAATGCAGGCAATGTTAAGTCATAAATGATTTCGCCTTCAGTTTTTGACTTTTCCATTTTAGCATTGGTACCAAGAATAGCACGTGGGCGTGTGGTAATTTGACTGGCTAAATCATCCAAGTCCCACTCGGTATTGGCATCGTCTTTGGTGATGGCCTTGATGTTACTGCCATGAATGATAGGGGCAAACTTGTCACGTTTTGTTTTAGTGCCAGTCTTGATACGGTCAGCATAGCCCTGCAATTCGTCACGTGGTATTGTGCGTTGTGGTGCATTGAGCTTGATTGCTTCCGCCACACCTTTATTTGGATATCTCTTTAGTCCACTCAGTGGTACTCGGTATTGCCGCATGCCAACATCAACAATTGCAAAATCGTTACCTAACGAAGCGATCTCACCTTTTTGTCCAAGGTGCTTGACAAACACAGGCAATCCCATCTGCCACTTAGGCAAGCTAACTTCTGAAGAAATAGACGTTTCTGCCATACCTTGTCTGGGCTTGGCTGATACACTACGCACCATCAATTCATATCCACGCTTGATCATTGATGCTTTAACACCAGCAATGGCTTTTTGTTTTGCTTCTTCTTGACTGCCAGCAACAACTGTTACAGGTGCCAATACACCGTGATCAATTGCGTCAATGGTAACGGCGTACTGTTGGTCTGAGCCTTCCGCCACGTTTTGCTGTGGTTGGATTACAAATTTTTGAATTGCTTGTTTCACACCATCTGGAGCATTAGTCCAGGGTTCAGCAACACCGGTGCTGTCGAAACTACTGCCTTGCGGTTTGAGTGCAGGGTTCACATAGGATACTTTGACATCAGTAAACGGAACCGGGGATTGATTGGGAGTGGGTCTATAACTTGCTTGAACTGTTTTGCCGTTGCTTAGTTTATAGTAATTTAGAGTTGGCTCAAACAATTCGTTTACTTGATCTTCTGCCACACCACGCACAGCACGATCTAATCGCCATCTGTGCTGTGGACCTAACAAACGATCATCTTCAGGTTTGGGACTGTGGCCGCCGTACCGACTTGGGTCGGCATGATGCCGTATACCTGTGGCAGTTTTTTCTACTCGTCCAGGTACAACTGGAGAATTGTCAGGAGGAGAATTTGGTCCACGACGACCACTGTTGGCATTTCCAGCTTCTTCAACACCTTGATCTTGAATGTTCAAGACCTTGACCGGGAATCCTCCCAGTGTTGTTTCATTTAATTTAGTCAGTTCATGTATTCGCATATATCAATACCCGTTTTGTTTATTTATTATATCTTCCCAGACGAGTTTAACTTGGGCGGAATACCAGCTGCATCAGTCTTAAATCCCATTTTGGCGGCCTGACGTTGTACTTCGCCGGGCTTGATGTCTTGTGTTATGGCCATGCTGTATCTTGGATCACGTGCTTCTTTATCATTAACAGGAATGTAGCCAGTGGCCTCGGTTACACTTTCATTTTTTTTCTTGCCTGCGCAATGTGCTCGTTGGCTAAAGCCCTTGGGGCTGGCGCAGTTTATTGAACTCTTGTACTTTTGGCTCCATTTTTCGTCTAACACCGCTTCGTCGGTTTTCTTTTTAGTGTTGACATTAATGGCTTTGCCACTGCGCTCTGGATTGGGATCTTGTCTACGCTTACGTGCTGCCGCACTTGCACGACCTTTTTTACCTAGATTTTGTGCTTTACTTTGTGGCAAACACTTGGGCTTGCCTTCACTGTCATCACCTCTAGCACAGTCACCGCGAATCTTGCCATCGGGGCCAAATCGTACCCACTTCTCTTTAAACCACTTGCGCAGATCTTCTTCTAGCTCTTCGTTGGTATTTTTCACGCAGTTGGGATATCGTTTGCCAAACATGGTTTTCATGCCTTCTTTGTGGTAGCCTTTCCAGCAGGCTTCTAGTATTTCGCGATATCTCATTTTTTGTTTCCCCAATTGGCAGCACCTTTTTTGCGACACTGTACCAGTGCACCACTGGCATAAGCACTGGGCCATACTTTGTAACGACTCTTGACTTTGTAGTAACAGGCATCTTGTTTTTCGTTGATCAGCAATTCATTGAACATGGGTCCACCGCACGCGGGGCATTGTTCATGAACTTCTTCGGGAACCACCTGTCCCTGTCGTCGACGCAATTCATTCTTGAGTCGTTGCATCATCTCTTCTTCGGCTCCGGCTCGACCCATGCGCTTGACGGTTTGAGCCGCAGTGCCTGCGGCTTGCACACCACGGATAGCGTCAGCGGCTGTCATGCCTTGTGTAGTAGCACAACCTGGAGTACCGGCTATGCATGCGGCTGCGGCCACAGCAGCCAACCGATCCTTGATTGATTCTTCCAGGGGCATGTCTTTAAAAAACTCAGGATACTGGTCTACCCAATGACGCATGATACGTCCAGCCATGGCATTTGCCTCGTCTTCATAAGGCGACCCAGTTTCTCCAGCATCAGCTGGCATGGTTGCTTGTTCAGATTGGCGGGCATGAGTAAGTTCATGTGCCAGTGTGCGCAAGATATCTAGTGTGTGTCGTCCTGCCACTGCCAGTGTGATTGCATGCTCGGCTGGATCAAATTTGCCAAATGTACCATTCCTGCGTGTCCATTCAGGATCCCGTTTGATAAAAATACGTGGGGGATTTTCAATACCAAGGTATTTGATACAGCTACTGATAAACGGTTTTAAAACTTCTTTAATGTCTTTGTTTTCATTCACACTCTCACCACCGCCACCGCCATCACCTTCTGCGGAGTCGTTACCATAAAATGAATAGCCGGGAAAAAAGTAATTTCCGTAACCAGATCGTTTACGACTCTTTTTCTTGCGCTCAGACAAACTCATTAACTTATCTTTGGCAGCGGCTCTAGCATCACTCAAACGTTGTAGGCTGCCGTTGCCCCGCAAGACCTTGAACGCAAGATTCTCAGCCCCAAACTCTCCAGTTTTATCTAGGCCTGCCTGACGCATGGTGCGTATTTTGTTACGCATAGCGTCCATGCGTTCTAGATCACCCGAAGCAATGGCATCATCAATACGTGCGGCAATATCTTCGTACTTGTTCTTAACACTGATGTCATCAACCTTGGGCAAACGTCTACTTGGAACGCGAACCCAGTCGTTGTTTAATAAACTGTAGATGCCTTGACTGTGATGTGCTTGGGCTGAATCTTGCACATATAATTCAACATCGTAACCGCCAATTTTGTAATCGTGTTGATCATTGTATTGATACTTTTTAGCGTCAAACAACTCACGCATTACATCACTACTGCAAACGTTGTCAAGGTCAACAACTAGATGCAAATCTATGTCACTATATGGGGTATATGTGTAAGCGGCATTGCTTCCCGAGATAGTGATATCTTGAATTTCAAGATCGTCAATACCAAGAAATTCGCGAAAATCGTCAGCTATGGCCAAAAGTTTTTGTTTAACTTCGGGCCGTAGCTGTTCGTTTTGCCACAGTTTAGGGTTTAACGTGTTGTTAAACTTGACTGCATCGCTTAATCGATAGGTTTCTAGTTCGTTGATGTTCATACGAACTATATTTAGCTATATTATTTTTTACTGGCAGCAGGTTTCTTTTTGCCCTTGGTGCTGGCGCTAGTGGCCAAAACTTTAGGTTCTTCCGGTGCCACTGCTGGTGGAAGTGACGTTACTGGCAATGGTGCCAATGCTGGTGTCACAGTTGCTGCCGGGGCAACTGCTGCCGGTGTTAGACTTGCATCCATGGCTTGGAATGCCTTGTACAAGGGTTCTTGAGCAGCAAAGTCAAATACATAACTGCCGGTGTGCTTGAGTAACACACGTTTGTCAACCCAGATTTTACCACCTAGGTCACGCCAGTTTTCGCAGAAGGTCCAGTCTTCGCTATAGTAGCGATTTTCACGCACAGCAGTATCAAAATATGTGCGCAGATGCTGATCCAGTTCTCTTGGCAAACCAATGTCATTGTTGAATGGTTTGACTGCAGGGTGTGCATTTAGCTTCTCAAAAACGTGACGCTTGATCAACAAGAATCCAGTGCCTGTTTTGGAAACTTCTTGAAGACCATCAGGACCTTCTTCAGCACCGTCAAACCCGTTGACAACCCATTTAACTGGCAGAGTCTTCATGGGATAAAGACCACCAATGACATCAACGTCACGATTCAACATGACCAGCAGATGCCATGGCTCCCAGCCAATGTCAGCATCAACAAACATCAAGTGTGTTGAATCAGGATTGTTAAGGAACTTGGCAGTTAGTGTGTTACGTGCACGACTGATCAAACTTTCATTAGTCATTGTTTCAATGGTCCAGTCCAGCCCCAATTGGCGGCATGTGTTTGACCACTTGATGTAGCTCATAAATGTTGACTCTGTTAACTGCCCACCATAACAGGGCATGCAAATATGTACCCGAGTGGTGCGCAGGTAATCGATGTTGACTTGAATTTGTTGTTCGGCCATATGTTCCTCTTAAAATATGTGTGTATATTTAACGAGGTGCAATGTGACGGATATTTTTTTATGTCGGGATTTTGAGACTTATGCCCAGAGGCATACTGGGTTTTCTCGGTCGAGGCTGCATGTTAACAATTGGGCTGCTGTGCTGTGTGGGCACGGGCACTGGTTTGTTATTTTGTATTGCCTTATTCGTCGACATAGTCCGACGTTTCGCCTATGTCAATCTCTCGGCCCTTGGCAATGGGTCGGCGCCCCTGCTTTTGTGTGAAGTCCTCAAGTCGTGCTAGAGCCTGCACTTTTGACTGCATTGCACCATTTTTATACAGCACATGCTCAATACCTTGGTAATTACCAGCCTTGAGCAATTCTACAATTTCCATAAATTGCTTTGCCAAGCTACTCTTGAGACTTTCCTCGGTCCAGGTGCCAAGCCCGCCCTGGGGTCTGATTTCAATGCCAGCATCGGGGTTGTTTACCAGCACAGCACCTTCATCAACTCCGCTGTCGGGCGGCATTGAATCTGGACCATTTGGCATGGGAACGTTTGCCGTGCTGAGTGCTCCACCTAGTGGTGCACCCTCAAGAGCTTCGCCCACTTGTGATCCCATGCCTGCATCAAGCAATTTGATTGTTACGTCAGCCAACTTATCATTGCCAACTGTGGCAGGATACAGCGAATTTACCAAGGCAACTTTTTGTTCAGGATTCATTTGTGGCCACTTGGCACGAATTTCTGTAGCACTGGTCATGCCATTACCAAACTGCACAACTGGCAAGTAGGCCATGTAACCATGCTGGTTCATTGTTTCTAGGCCATTACGTTTGTAAGGCTGCAGATAAGCCAAGGATCCATCTTTTTTAACGCCACCAGGTTTGGGTTGTTCATTGCGATCTTTTTCGCTACGTACAAAAATCAATTGTGTTTGGGTTGGATCATAATGCTGAGTGATTTCTTCAGCGCGGAATGGGCTCTTGACTTGAATAAATCTGTGAGCCGGGATACCTGCTAGGCGTGCAAGTTTTTCTTTGATTGCAAAGGAGAAAGGACGCGAGCTGGTATCAGCTGTGGCTGCCACGTAGATATCGGCACTGGGAAATGCTGCTCGAGCAGAATCATACAGGGCCTTGTGCCCAGCATGGAAAGGGTGGAAGCCGCCCGGCATGATCACTAGTTTTTTCATACTAGTATTTATCGGTTACATGTTTTCTAGTAACCATAGATAGACCGGGCTAGTAAATTTAAACTTTACCACACCGTTGCAACCCATAGTGGTATAAAATTCTTGCTGTGTTGTATCACCTGACCCGTTGAAGTCATGAGTGTAAGTTGAGTGTTCTACAAACAAGTGTCCTAGTTTGTTGCCCAACAATGACATATTGGTTATTTCAATCACTTGGTCGGCAACAATATTGCCATCAGCATCAATCACAGTGTGATCAACTGACTTGCCCGACATTTCAAGTTCAAGCACATGTGCTTGACCGTCAAATTCTTCAAATTCGTGCTGTATTTCAACTGGACCCGAAACAAGTAGAGAATCATGTATGACCAGACCATCAAATCTAACTTGCAGGCGCAGACCTTGCCCGGTGCTTTGAGCACAAAACGCCAAGGAGCACATATCCTTGTGTTTGGTCATCAGTAACTCAGTGTTAATTTTGTAATTGTGCCGGCTTCAAAGTCTTGTACAAAGGCTCGAATCCAGGTGAAATTACCAGTGATGTTTCTGCTGAAATTATCTGTGGTTGCTTGACTAGTACTGTTAAAATCAGATATTTGAAACCAGTCTTCGTCAGTAGCAGGGGAGCTTTCTAACGTAGCTTGAATTCTGATACGACCTTGAAAAGCATTCAAGAAAAACGCCACAGTTTGCAAACCGCCAAAGCCACCGTAGTAGTTGGCTGCTTGTTGTCTGGTGCCGGCAAAATCCAAGCTACTACCATCGTAGTTACCCGAAGGTGTACCATGAGTGGTAGTGGGTAATAACTGTAAGGTAGTAGTTTTCATTACGCCTTGTCCACTTCTACAACTATACCAGCGCCCAGTAACTCTTCAGCTACAGATTGTAATGCTGTCACGACATCAGAGTCAGCAAGAACGCCAACAGTGTCGTTATCTTTGATCAGTTTTGAGAGTTTGATCACAACTACTTCTTCGTGTATTTTTGCCATAGTGTATTATTTAGTTAATACCGAAACTGTACAGCGAATTAACCCAGGGGCGACCAGTTCCAACATAAAAGGAATCTTGCCTCCGTTGTGGTCAAAAAAGTGATGTCTTGCCAAGAGTGAACGTAATCTAGTTGGGCGCCCGGCATCATTTAACATGGTTTTAAAACTAGGGCCCAGCTTGATATCTTCCTGTACAGACAAAAAATTTCGCAGTGCAATCCTGGTATCAGTTGAAATCCAACGCTCTTTGAAATAGCTACGATTGGCATGTGCAGATTCACGCAATACCAAGGAGTTGCGCGGTCGATCAATAACAGCTTCTTTGGCCTGAGGTGACATGATACACGGTAACGATGCAATCTTGTTTAGAATGTCAAGATCGTTTGTGTACACATATCCCCAGTCAACAGACACTACCAAATGCAATTGTGCGCGAGCCGGGTGAATACAATTCACAAACTCTATCAATCGATCAAGAGCTATTTGATTTTCTGCCTCGGTCTGCCTGGTGGAATTCCAGTTGCCCCCGGGATTGTATACTCGTTGCCGCCAGGCCAGTCGATCCTTGATGGTTTGATATGCAGTTTCAATATTGTCTGGCAGATCCCTCAGTGTACTACATCGTTCCAGTCGGAATGACAGCGAGTATCTGTACTGATCATAGAACAGTTTGTCGCCAGTTCTAGGTTCAACTGAGATTTTGTTACTCAACAACAATGAAGCCATTGGCATCTACCTTGGGGATAACTTCAACTGGGGAGGACAGATGAAACTGCAATGCATCGCCCACTAGATCACATGTGACTGTGATGTCCTGTAGTTTCTCAAACAAAATACGCTTGCTCAGTGGCACACGGATCAATTCATCAATTTTACGAGCCAGGGGTCTAGCCCCCATTTTGCTATCATATCCTTGAGCTGCCAGGAATTCAATTGCAGATTCGGTTAGATTCAAACGAATGTTCTTGGCTGTTAGACTGACCTTGACCTCTTCGATAAACTTGACCACAATCTTTTTAATGGCCAGTGTATCCAATTTACCAAACTTGCAAATCACATCAATACGGTTGCGCAGTTCGGGCTTGAAGAAATCTTTAACTGCTTTGTCCTCACTGCCCTGCCGTTCTAGGCTTTGTCCAAAACCAATGTTGTTGCTTTCATTATCACGTGCGCCCAGGTTACTGGTCATGATAACAATGGTATTCTTGCAGTCAACTGTTTTGCCATTTGAGCCTGTAATACGGCCTTCGTCCAGCATCTGCAACAAGATGTTACTGACATCTGGGTGTGCTTTTTCAATCTCGTCAAACAACACAATGCTGAAGGGATTCTTGCTAAGGTCTGAAATCAATCGGCCACCACTTAGGTTACCGTCTTCAAACCCCACATAGCCCGGGGGAGCACCAATCAAGCCCGACACAGTGTGTTTTTCCTGATACTCACTCATGTCATATTTGAGCAATTTCATATCCAGGTGTTCACTCAATAACCGAGCCAGTTCAGTCTTGCCTGTACCAGTTGGTCCCAGGAACAAGAAACTGCTCATGGGTTTCTTGCCATTACCAATGCCGGCAAAGCTCACATACACACGATCCAGCACAGTGTCAACCACTTGGTCTTGTCCGTGCAGTCGTTGTTTGATATTGCTTTCAAGCTCAACAATGCGAGTATTTTCCTTGGCATTCTCAAGATGATCCATGGGAACACCAGTGGCCCTACTGACTTGTGCTAGAATCAACGCACGAGTAATAGTGATTGGCTGTGCTGAATCGCGCACACGTTCACGTGCTGATGCTGAATCTATTAGATCAATTGATTTATCCGGATTCTTTTTGTCATGAATGTAACGAGCACTGAGTTCAACTGCGGCTATGATAGCATCAGTGTCGATCATGACATTGTGAAACTTCTCAAGTCTTGGACTCAAGCCAATAAGGATTTGTTCAGTAACTTCATTGTTGGGCTCGTCAACTGTGAGTCTATGGAATCTGCGCATCAGTGCACGATCCTTCTCAAAGCTTTCGTAATACTCTTCCCAGGTGGTACTGGCCACAACCTTGAGCACACCCTTGGTAATGGCAGGTTTGATCATGTTGGCAAAGTCCAAGCTGCTCTGTCCCGATGATCCTGCACCACGCATGGTGTGTGCCTCATCAATGAACAACACACAGTTTTTCTTGGCCTCCAAGGCAGCAATGATCTGTTTGAGCTTGTCCTCAAACTCCCCACGATACTTGCTGCCAGCCAGCAATGATCCAATTTCCAAGCTCCACACTTCGTTGCCTTTGAGGAATTCTGGCACATCGTTGCGAGCAATACGAGTGGCCAAGCCCTCGATCAAAGCAGTTTTTCCCACACCTGGATCGCCTACCAACAATACGTTGGCCTTGAATCGACGAGCCAACACAGCAATCATTTCGCTGATGTCGTGATCTCGACCAATCACTGGTTCCAGGCTGTCTTGCTGAGCCAACTCAGTTACATTGGTACAAAACTCTTGTAGGATTTCAGTAGCCTGTTGATCAGTAATTTTTACATCACGATGATTGTAGTTCTGTTCCCAGAACTTGACAAACTCAATCTTGTTGATGCCATACTTGAGCATGAAATAATGTGCATGGCTATTTGTTTCGCCCATGATTGACAGATACAAATCAGCTGTGGTAACTGTGCGTCGACCAGTGAACAGCACCTGTGTTAGTGCACGATTGAACACTCGCTCAAGTGCGTTGGTCTTGCGAGGTTGTAGATCTTCATCGTGCAGTTCTAGTCCTGTTAGGCTGGCCAGATACGCATCCAATTCCTTGGAGAGGGTATCAATGTCTGCGCCAAATTTAACCAGTACATTTTTAAAAGGGTCGTATGTTAACATACTGGCCAATAGGTGTTCAGTTAACACATATTTGTGATGTTTATCTTTAGCAATCCGAACTGCGTTGTCAATGATCTGCTCAATTTCGGGGTTGTTCTGCATTTGTTTCCTTGAAAGACATATTGTTATTATACACTACACACTGTGGTATCGCAATGGTTGCACTGATATTTATTTGCCGCGCTCTTGCCGTATACGATCTAGCAGATCAGGGGATATAGCTCTGGGTATCTGTGCTTGGATCCGCAACATCATGTCACTGCGTTGCCCGGGTTGATTTTTTCTTGGCATGCCATGCCCTCGTACTCGCATCATGGTGCCTGGTTGTGAATTGGGAGGTAATACCACGCTCAAGGAGTCACCAGTAATGGTACTGACAGTGATGTCTGCTCCCAGAATTAGATCCCAGACATTGCACACAATATCACACACCAGCACATCATGATCTCGTTGCCACCGCGCATGTGGATGAATTCTAAAGGTAATCACAAGGTCAACACCGCCCGGTCCGGCACCTGCATAACGCACAGTGTCCCCATCATCGAGGCCCTGAACAATATTGATTGCCACGTTAGCTGATCCCTGCCGAGTGCTAACCGATATCACACGCTCGCCACCAGTGGCAACATCCTCTAGAGTGACCCATAATGTCAGTCTAGCAGATGCTGATCGTTGTGTTGGGTCCTGAAACTTGGTTCCAAACATTTCAAATATATTGTTGAAATCAAATGGGTTTCCAGCTTGTTGCCACCCGCCAGCAGGGTTGTGCCCAAACGGGCTAGGGTTATCATACTGCTGGCGTTGTGCAGGATCGCTTAGTATACGATATGCTTCTTCTATTTCCTGAAACTTGCCAGTGTCGCCACCCTTGTCTGGATGATGCTGACTGGCCAAGCGGCGATATGCTCGCTTGATTTCGTCGCCTGTTGCGGCTTTTGCAACTCCCAGCACTGTGTAAAGATCTCTCATGCTAGTAATTATTATCTAACAGTAGACAACTGGATATATCTGTCACTCCCAAACACCTCCCAGTTGCTTCCAGGCCAGTCGTTGTTCCATGTGAGTTTTGAATTTTTCAGCTTCGTACTGATCTCGAAACTTCACTCCTGGGATTGTGTATCCAGCCAGTCGTTCAGCCAAGTGTCGACGACTGTGTTCCTCCAGCCACAGGATGCCGGAAATATGCCAGGTCTGCCAGTCATTGTCACGCCCAGATTGTTGCACTCCAATCATGGCTTCATCCACACCCACATGTTCAAACATGATTTCCAACAGAGCAAGAGCTTTACCGGGGTCGTTTACCACATTGCGTTCATAGCCGGGCCAACACACTGACCACTCACCATTGGGCAGATCATTGAGAACAAAACAGCTTTTCACGACCACCTCAACAAAAACTCTGTCAGAGTACGTTCACTACCAAAAGTCACGGTCATACCTGCGGTCACAGCGTCACGATCATGGCACCAAGCAGTTAATGTATCCATGTGTTCAGACCAGTACGATATGTCTGTCAATATAACCAGGCATTCATCATCTGTCAAGTCTCTGCCTGCAATAACAAACCGATTTTCTTTCCAGTGTTGCAATATATCAGTCATGTCTCACAGCCATTTCAGCATAAACATGTTCATGACATGACTGTTGGGGAATTCAATTACATATTGATCATGGTCGTTACTCAACTGCCTTTTGCAACGCCAGTCACGATAGTATTCGTGTCCCAATTGTGTCATCCAGTCATGAATTGGTGGGATTGGGTGCAACTGTTCGAACCCAGTTTCGTAATACAGCACTTGATCTCGTTGAGTGATTGATAACGCTAGTGCAACAGCAGTCATTTGTAATCCGTTAGTGAAAAAGACCTTGTACAGTATTATACAAGGTCTTTTATTATGTGTCAAGCAAATTATTTCTTTTCTGGAATAGCTGTGCCTTCGTGCTTTTTGTGCTTTTTCATTACTTTGCAGTCCTGTTTGGGTTTGCCAGTTTTTGGATCAATCACTGGTTTACCATCCTTGCCCTGCACATCAATGCAGACTGTTACAGTTTCTTTTTTGGGCTCTTGTGCTGCCACTGGCTGTGCCAGAGTCAAACACAAACCTGCTACGAATATAATATGTTTCATGTTATTTTTCCTTTAAATCAATGGATCATCTTGTTGGGGCACAACCTTCTTGCCGCCCCAGCCAGTGGTCACTGTTACTGTTGTTGGGGGTGTTCCCCATCCTGGTCCGGCACCGATAGACCCAGACGTTGCCGCTCCAAAGCCTGTATTTCCGCCAAAGCCTGCTGTCGTCGGGACTGCTCCGTATCCTGAACTTGTTGTACCAAAGCCACCGGCTCCGGGCTGTTGGATTGCGCTAGGCGGCGTATATGTTGTGCCGACATTTGATGGTAAGTTAATTCCGCCATTGTTTGCTCCTCCTAGTTTTTCTTGTGTGCGCCCATAAGCCGCAATACCTAGCACAGCGCCCATGGCAATGTGAAACAGGCCTGCACCTTGCAAGGTTATGGGTTGCCACTGTATGTTAACTTGCCCCTTGCTCACAGCTTGCAACAGGCTCCACAATATGGGAAACAGCACAAAGTCAGCCACACAAGTCAGCATGTAGGTCCATCCCATCATGGGACGCCATTTTGAGTTCATCCAGTCTTCTTTTTTCTTTTCGCTGTCACTTAGTTTAGTATATTCTTTTTCGCTCATGCTAGCTCCTTAAACATTGGATCACGGTTTGGTCACTTGCTGACCAGGCAAACGATCAGCAAGTATAAATGTCACTGTACCCGGAAATGGCACACTGGCTTGCCGTTGTTGTTCCAATAACTCTTCATTGGTTACACCGCTTTCAAATTTTTGTATTATGTCAGCGGCATTGGTATTAAAATCAACACGGGTAGTGGTAGGGGTTGTCATTTTGTAGTTCCTTCAAAAATTCTTTTTTGTACTTCATACCATTCTTGCCAAGCGTCAGCTTTGACAGCGCATTCATAATATGATGTGTAATTTTCTGTCACAGTGCGAGCAATATCACTCAGCACAGGTTTTTCATTTAATTTTTTTAAATTGGGGCATCGTTCCGTTGCCATTTTTCCAGGTGGGTCGGGAAACTTTGCTGTTATGGGCACAGATGTAGCACAACCACCCAGCAAAACAACAGTCAACAACAGTGGATATTTCATTTTCGTGGCGCCTCCGCTGCATCATTATGTGCCTTGATAAATTCTTCAGGAATTTCACATTGGCCACCTGGTGCAAATTTTATATCGTATTTGACAATTTCTCTGTCAACATAACGAATAACTTCTTGTCCCTTTTCGCGAACCACCTGAGTACGTGTGACTATCTTGGTGTCTATACGAACATTTTCACTAGCCGACTCTTGTTCGGCCTTTTTGAGTTTGGCTTCAACTTCAGACACACGCTCGCGCCAGGCCATCTCTGTAGTGTATCCGCCTTTGAGATACACAGCCAGCAAGAACACAGCCACGCTGAGCACTTGAATCACACGATAGTAACTGGCAATTGCCGGAAACCAAAGCAGCAATCTATTGATGACAAATACTGTGAGAATTGTCATCGTGAGCCCAACAAACAGCAGGCTGTTGATCACAAACTCTAGCAATCCGTCAGGTAAAAAGTGCAGTATCCACATAGATTAAAACAACAGCCGTTTAAAATTGCGCATTACTGATCCTTTTTGAACAGGGTCATGACTCGAGTTTGTATGCGTTTGGCAAATTCAGGTTGAGGAAAATTCCATCCAACAAATGCGCCCAGGGCCAACCAAAATAGTGTTTCCAACATAGTTTATTCTCCTAGTACATGCAATGCATGATTGTAATGCTTGATGCGATCTTCAAGACCAATGGTGCCACCATTGATACGTTTGGTTGCAGTGAGCACATCTCCAGCGTCGGCCCACTTGTTTAGGTTGTTTGTTTCCCAGAACCAGCAGGCGCTTTGCACAGCTCCCTCAAATGTGGACAAATAGTCAGCACACTCTTCCACAGGTATGCCCAGGCTACCAGCAAACAAGGTGTAGTTGTTTTTGCCAGTGAGTTGAATTAGGCCGCGTCCACAATAGCGATATCCGTCGCCAGACGCTTCGTCACCGTTGCCCATTCTATTAGCATAGATTCTGTTGGCAATGGCTTCTTGTTTGTTAGGCAAGCTGGCATAACGAGCAGCCAAGGCATCATCGGGGAAATACTTGGGAAACAGTTTTCTCAAACTGGGCGCACGATAATTCAAGTTTTCTTTGATGGCTCGAAAATTGCCACTTTCGTGTGCACACTGGGCCAAGAACATGGCAACACGTGGTGTGGTATTAATTTCATATTCTGGCAGAATTTCTGACAGGGCTTCGTACCAGTGATCAATATGTGGATTGCCCTGGACTATTTGTGATAATTGTTGTTGTGTAAAGTTCACGCTCATACAGTATCCTTGTGTATGAGTATTTAGCAACACATGGTCTCAAACAGCAGTTGATATTTGCCCTGCAACGGGTCGCACAATAAGTACTGTTATGAATGTACTTTTACTCACGCCCGATGCTGTAGGCAGCACATTATTACAACGATTAATCACAATTTACATGCAGTTTCACAAGTTTGATCAGCCTGTGATCAATCTGCATGAGTTAACCAATGGCATTGTAAAATACTACAGTCCCGAATTCAACAGAGAGTTGCTGGGCAAAAAGAATGACAAATGGGGCTATTATCAAAGTCTTGAAGAGATTGTTAACCTACTAAGCAGTGTGGATCATTACAAAACATCACGCTTGGCCATGTCACACATACGGCTGCGAAATGATTCAATTGATCAACAAGTACCATTTTATCAATATCTAAATGACAATTTTTTTATCATCAGCTGCCGTAGAAAGAACATATTTGAAAATGCCATTAGTCATGGACTAAACACTCTGGCACGACGACTCAACGTGTACTCAGCACAGGAAAAAATCAACAGTTATTTTGATTTTTACAAGAACCCTGTGGAGCTGGATCCCAACGCTATTTTGTTTCATTTAAATGCTTACAAGCAATACATCAGCTGGGCTGATAGCCATTTTAGGGTATCAAGTTATTTTGAATACGAACAACACTTGCCCAATATTGAACAATATATTCTTAATTTGCCAATATTTTCCAATCAAGCGAAGCGTGTGACCTGGAAGGACACATACAACATTGAATTTGCAGACTGGAATCGCTGTCATAGACTCACTAGTGACATTGGCAGCTTGGCCCTGGATCATAAAGAAAATTTCTTGCAGTTGACTCGAGAACTTAGATCTGACACATCCAGTGCAGTGGTGCAATATCATACCAAGCAAATTGTGAACTTTCTGCCAGAAGCACAGCGTGAGTTCCTTGTGCACCATGTCAAGAACTTTGTCAAAACCAATCAAAGCCTGGCGTTAATGCACAAGCTAAACATTCTGGTGGGAGGGTTGCCTATCAAAAAGCAGACTTTTGCCGAAAAGAAATATATTGTAAAGAATTTTGATCAACTGGTCCAGGTGTACAATACTTGGATTGTGGACAATCCTGACCTGGGTCAACCATACACCGATAGCACAATGGACGAGCAAACACAAGCTGAAAAAGCAGTTTGGACTGCTAATTTGGCCCTGGATAACTCCGCAACAGTTACTCCGCTATTAACGGCAGCAAACGATTGACCAGGGACTGTGCAGTTTTGATATCATAATGCGACGAGTCACGTGCCCAGTCCAGTTGTGGTAATTCGGGCACTGCAAATTGACATTGTGCTAGTACTGCGGATGCTGTGCTGTCACTGGGTGCAAAGCCTGGAATCACACTGTGTATGATGCGAGTGTTGCCAGCATGTGACTGCACTAGATTCACACACTGACGGAAATTCTCATCATCTTCTGCCACGGTGCATCGAATATTATAGATCTTTCGATATTCATCCAACTGATTGCAATAACGTTCCCATCCATGAAGCTGCAACACTTCCAGTTGAACACTCGGTGGCAAACTGTCAAAGTCCGCATAGCAGTCACACTCGGGCCAGGTTTGTAAACGTACATTTTTATAAAACAGTTTCCAGGCCTGGTCTCGCGCAAGATCTATGCTGGACTCACGACGATGACAATAACTCCAGTGTATCACAATGTGCCCTGGCGCAACTTCGCGTAATATATCCACGGTGCGCCGGGCAATCCAGTTGTTACTGCCGCCATCCATGGCAACATTGATACATCTACGTCCCAACTGTTGCTGTAATAGCCAGGGCCAAGAATGTTCTAATGGCCCGGCAAAACCCACAGTTTGACTGTCGCCGATGCACCACACAGCATCTTTAAGATTTTCCGGCCATTCTGCGTCCCTGAATCCGCGACTGTTGTAGTTGTAGCTGACTGACCAGGGATAATTATCCCAGTGCACACGATCATGACATTGTTCACGTGAGTCTAATCCGCCTGCTTGGTCAAAACACTGTGATGCTCGTCCAGTAATTACAAAATCATTTAGTATCATTTAAGCAAGGTATGAGTTTATCAACAAACCACTCACTGGTTAGTTTATCAAAATGGTAACCATCACGCGACTGATCCTGTTGCGGAATTGTGCCAATAAATGGTTGTAAATTATCATGCAGTTCTGTCATGCGTATGCACAGTCTTAAATAATCATGTGCCTTGTGCTTTTTCAAGTCACTGTGAATGCTCTGCGGCAATGCATCAAATTCAGCTGCTGTGGTGGGACATGAGCCCCAGCTGGCATCGGCCAGCACTTGCCACAGCTGGTCAGCAGGTTCTAGATCATCAGCAAAGTCATTGGGTATAACAGCAGATATCACTGTTGTGGAGTGTGCTGTGCCCAGTACACGCAAACACTGCTCAAAGTAATTTACATGATCCACTGCTTCATCTAGAATATACGCCGGTATTCGACGTTGTTCATCAGACAATTCAGCATTGGGCGATTCTCTACGGTGCATGTAACTCCAAAGAATAACCATGTGTTGTGGCTGTATTTCTTGCAAGATTTGTCTGGCTCTGCGAGCAATCCATCCGTTGCTGGCACCCTCTAGGCTGATGTTGATACATCTGCGTCCTGTGGCTTGTTGCAACATGTGCACCCAGGTACGGTCCAAAGCACTGCCCAGCCCTGTGGTGAAACTGTCGCCCACACACCATATGGCCTGTTTTAATTCATTCAGGCTTGTGGGCCATTCTGTGTCTCTAAACCCACGACTGTTGTAGTTGTAGCTAACTGGCCATGAATATTTGAAAAATGCCCCGCGATCACGACAGCGATCCGGGGAATCTATTGCATTGTACAGCCAATGTTGATTGGCTCTAGTGCTCAACACAAGATCATCCAGCATCACGGCCCCATTTGATCAAGTTCCACAGTCGCTCATGCACATAATACAATAGAGTATTGAAAGTCAGCTGTATTATGGCTATGGTGCCGCTTATTGAAAAATCACCCAGCACAGCATAGCTAATAGCAAATGTTGCACTGCTACCAGTTATTCTCCAACTAACAGTCTTGAAGACGCTACGTCGGGTTGATTCAATCATTTAAGCCCTAGTTCTTTGCGAATCTTTGTTGCACTAATAGAGTGAACAGAATCGTCAAATACTTCTTGTTCAATTTTGTACCCCACATCCCGTCCATATGTGATGTTCACAATATTTGGAACAATTTGAATTTCGTACTGACCTTGATACAGCATGTCCAAATCGCGCTTGATAAAGTTCTTGACTTGATCAATGGCAAATGGATTGCTGCCTTGCCAGCCCTGACAATCTCTAATCTGGATAACTACCTGTCCTGTTTTGGCAATGGCACGTTCAAACAATGCACGATGTCCTGCATGCCATGGCTGCCACCGACCTAGCATTTGTACAGTTTCTTTTTGCCAGGCAAAGATAGGTCTACGCCTGTTATCTAATATGTGTGCAGCCACAAACTCGCCCCATTTTTCTGCATTTTGTTCAGTTATTCTAAAATCATAATGGTCAGGTGGAACAAATGCTTTGTTAGTATCTTCGTAACGACCTTTGTCAATTGTATCAACCCACACAGTCCAATCTGCTTTGAAATTGTTGCGCATTTCCACCAGCGGTGCAACAAAGTCGCAGATGACATAATCAACATCAGTTAATGAGTCTGCTAGTTCACGCATACGCAGGCTTTGACGTATGCGTCCTTCATGACTGAAATCCCAGTCATTGTATTTTTTACGAACATCATCAGCATTGAGCCAACGCACACGTTTCTTTTCATTTTCTAAATGTTCTAGAATGTGTTGTGCTAGATAAGTTTTTCCTGCTCCGGGCAGGCCCATGATTAATATACGTTTAGGCATAATGACTCCATTTAATTTAAAATTGATCTTTTGCTGTGGCAATCACAGCCGCTTGGTGTTGTAATTGACGTTTGTTCATCTAGGCAAGTGGGCCAAGAATTCTTGTGTTTGAGCAGTCACAATGCCGGTCAGTTGTAGAGTCACTCTGGCATGATGTCCGGCGTTGGCAGTTGAGTGTGGCAAGTTCTGCCAGTCAAATGTTGTGACAGATCCAGCTTGCCACTGATTCCAGTGATGGTTGCCGTATTCCCAGAACTGCCCTGGTTGCCATGCTGTGAGCTGAATAAACACACGCATCACACGTGAAGGGTCTTCGGGAAACCACTTGTACAATTTGTCAATGTGCCGGTGCCACAACTGTCCGGGTCGTTGCACATGAATACGTTCCATGCAATCTTCCAGTGCAAACGCATCACTAATGGCTTGTAACTTGGGGCCCAGTCGCCAGGCAAGATCTGTAATGATCACCTTGGGATCAATGCCCACACGCTCTAGATCATATTCTTCGTCTTCAAGTTCGGGTTTGGGCACAAACACACCCTCGCCTTTGAAGCCACGTGTTTCCCAGTTGGCAGGTTTTGACTCTGCCAGTATCTGTTGCAACTCATCATCCCAGTCTGGCTTGATATGCCCCAGTGAGATGATCACATCTTTTTTGGTATCTATCCTAGTAGAATCAAAATGATATGTGCTTTTTTCTTTTAATTTGTCCCAACTGCTGTGTCTCGTTTCGTTCATATCACTGTTACCTCTATGTCGTTTTTGCTGTAGTTCTGCTGATAATCCCCGTGTGGCCATTGTATACCAAGTGCATCACACAATTCAAGATTGGTTACAGGCTGTTTCCTTGTGGATTTGTGGTCCCATATGGTGTCTTGAATACCTTGATTTTGCCGCTTGATGATGCTGGCCATGGTTTTTAAATCTTTATAATAGATATGATAGCTGGGATAAGTGATATCAAAATGTCCGCATTTGACCCACCATCCTAGACAAGCATCGTCGGACCTGTACACCAACACAATAGGGCACTCAGGCCAATTGCGTTTGAGAAACTCAATGTTTTCTTTGTAGCTAAACACATGACTTTTGATAATTCGCACACCAGTGGCTGCTGAATCAAATGGCTGGTCAAAAATACGCTCTGCTTGAAATTTCGTCATTGAATTAAAATACTCTGGCAGAGCACATGTCATGCCAGGATCAAAGTACGCACCCATGTGCATCAGGTCCATGTCACCGCCAGCATCATGATAGTAAGTCCACTCGTCGCGATAATCACTACGATCAATGCTGGCACTGTGATAGATATTCTTGACCACACTGCTCCATTTTGAGCCCGGTGCGCCGGCTACAAAGATATATTTCATTCTTTATTTAAATCAATTTTACTCAACACAGGAATAAATGTGGCACGTAATTCATCCATGTGACGCTTTAGTCCTGCTGGATTTAATTCATCTTCTACATAAAATACCACTTGGCTTTCCCGCCATTCTGCATATTCTCGACTGCGCACTGCGGCACTAAAGTTCCGTTGATACCATGCCACAATTTCTCGATTGGTATTGGGTGGCAACTGAATACTCCAGGCAGCATACACATTGATGCCTGGGGCCACATCACGCAGCAACGGAACATTGGGAAACTGCGGCATGCGTTGTGTGCCCGTGAATCCAATGGGCTTGACTTTGCCAGCATCCACCAGGGGTTTGGCCACCGCAATGGGCATGATACCAAACTCAGTTCCAGCTTGTCCCGGCTGAAATGAAGCCACACTTGTGACAGTTGGTAGTGGACCATTGAATCTGACAGGTTTAACCAAGTCACGATTACCACGACCTTTTTCCATTAAAAATTCATAAGCAGTCCGATGTGCGCCACCGCCTGTGCCCACATTAATAGGTTTAGTAGTTGTGGAGATTAGCTTGACAAAATCCTGCGGAGTATTGACTGCACTGCTAGGGTGTGCCACCAACACCAGTGGACTCTTGCCCATGGTCAACACATCAACAAATGAGTCATAGTTGTATTTTTTAATGTCTTTTTGCCAGATGTCGTTGGTAACATACGAACTCATGTGACTGGGCAAGTTGATGGTGTAGCCATCATTGGGTGCTTCCAACACTCGGTTGTTGGCAATGACTGAGTCGGCACCGGGAATATTCTGTACAACATAGGTGAATTTAGGGTTGGACCTTTGCACAATTTCTGCCAGTTTTCTAAAGGCAATTTCATTTCCAGCACCGGGTGTGTTGCCCACAACAACTGTAACAGGCTTTGTGGGTTCCCAGGCATGAGCAGCCATGCTGGCTAATATCAATAGTGTTGCTAATAATTTTTTCATTTTTCAATTCCTCTTTCTTTGAATGGTTTGCGCCCTGCGCGAATGTGTTCATCTAGCCAGTGTGATTCAATTGGCGACACATATTTGTGATTGGCATCTTTTTCAATAAAATCATATATGCTGTCGCTGTCCCAGGCAATGGGAAAGTCCAGTATCCGGCTCAACCATTTTAGATAATGTTTGCCGTGCAAAAAAAATGCCTCGTGATCAACAAAATGCACAGCATGATCGCTGGTCAATATGTTGTTGTAATAGTACTCTTGTGCTTCGGGCAAGGATGTGTATCCGTTCATCAGTCGCTGATGTTGCACCATGTTGATGTTTTTGTCTCTTACAATAATGCCAATTGTCACACGCACTCCAAGTTCGGCTGCACGATCAGCTACTTCACGGATCTTGCTGAACTGTCGTACACCGTTAATATAAACTGGACAACTGACATTGGCCAAGAAGTAGTCACTATTGGCAAACTTGTCAGCAGTCAACAATTCTGGATTGGCCCAGTACTCTGCAAATGGTTCCTGATCGCTGGGAATCCAGTATTCTTTTTTGAGATCTTCCCAGCCCTCTACTTCGGGGTGCTGGCTTAGAATACGACTAAAGAAATGATTACCCGAACCTTGTGGTCCTGTAATGATCAATAGATGTTTATCTTTCATTTTTTCCTTCAAATAATAAATTGTGTATTTCGTCTGGTAACCAGGGATTGTCCATGCGTTCAGGATGCCAGACTACTCCAGCCAGCTTGCCATCGATCCAGGCTTCCACATGTCCCAGTTCGTCTGTGCACAACACAGTACCTGTACTGTGCAATTTTGCAATGCCCAAATTATGAAAGCTGTTGACGCCTTTGATTTCACCAAAGTAAAACACCGGGTGTTCAGTGTCGCTGTGTGCATCCACATCCTCAATGGTGCCACCCAATAAGTCTGAAAGCAAAAATGCCCCATGACAAATGCCCACTACAGGTTTATTGCGTTGCATCATGGCCGAGGCCAACTTGGTTTCAACAGTTCTACGCAGTGCGCTGTCATCACCGCCGGTTATCACAAATGAATCCAGGTGATCCGCAATTGAATCAAAATCTAGACTCAACGTGTTGGGAAGATAAAAGAGCGTATGCCCTGCCAAGAACTGATACCACCCGTGCTCGATAGAATCATACGCTCTTCCTTTATGGAATAGGATTCGTTGACTGAGTCCTATAATCATAAATTACCACCCGTAAGCGTTGGCCACAAGTTCACGACCCGATTCAGCTGCAACTGTGTTGCGACATGAAATTTCATACAAGTCTTTACGCATGGCTGTCACAAGAGTCTCAATACGAGCTTGCTCTTGTGCTGTGCCCACAAACTTCTCCAGTGCACGAGCACCGATGTTGCTGTGGAAGCCTTCGTCTCGGGCAATCTTGCGATAAGCGCCGGAAATAAAGGCATCCTCAATGCAGTCAGCCATGGTATTCCACACAGCTTCAGCACGGCCTTCAGCAACCAATTGATATGCTGCCAGAGCAGCAGGATCTGTTTCAGCGCCATACTTGGCCAACAAACCAGCACCTTTGGCAGTGGGCTTGGCAGCTTCGGCAGCAATGGCAGCTTCAACATCAACTGGGGCACCTTGAATGTGCTCAATAACTTCCTTGACCAAACGGAAGTGCACAGCTTCATCATGTGCTTGTTGAGCCAACAGTTGCAGTTCAACTGGATCTGCGTCGGCTGGCATTTCAGCAATGGCACGGCTGATTTCAACCATGTTCATGCGCTCGTTAACCATGCGACCAATAAAGTGGTCAACTAACTCTTGTTGTGCTGGCTTTGAATCAAAGTAGGCCTTGACATTGTGCTGGCTGGCTTGAAACAGAGCTTGGTTGTCGGCAATGAGTTTGGCGACGAATTTTTTTGACGTAAGCATGCTTTCTCCTTAAATATACTTAACTTAAAACAAGACACCGATAAAATTTTCTGTCAGAGTTGATAAAAAATCTAATGTGCTTGTATTTTTATTTATCCCAAAGAAAAAACTTTATGAATACCAAAATTTTTAACCTATTGTTGAAAAATTTAAATCAGGCTTTTGCCCTGCCCAAATATCAACATGTTCGAGAGAACTTAACAGCCACCACAGTGGTTGATCAACTGCCTTGGACGCCGGTTCGTTATCGCAAATTCAAAGACGCAGTAGAAGTTGAACTGAGCTTGCCCTGCGAATATCGCGGTACGTTGCAAGAAATCACCAGTGACTTGAGTGAGCGTTATATCAATCGCTTTTTTGGCGAAATTTGGAAACCACGCACCGGCGACTACGACTACACTGGCTGGCAACTGGTTGATGAGATCAATGCACTGAATCCCAAGAGCGTGTTGGATGTGGGCTGTGGTTATCACCCCTTCAAGGGACGAATTGATAACTTAGTGGGCATTGATCCCTACAACAACTGTGCCGATTACATGGTTGATGTCTTGGACTATGTGGGCAATCATGATGTGATCATTGCGTTGGGCAGTATCAATTTCAACAGCCGGGACGAGATTGAAGGTCGTTTTGCCAAGTGCGTGGATCTGTTGACTCCTGGTGGCAAATTCTATCTGCGGGCCAACCCTGGTATCACACACAAAACAGGTCCTTATGTGGATATTTTTCCTTGGACATTTGAAGTGGTCAAAGAGTTTGCTGAAAAATACAATCTTGTGCTTAACACATTCAAGCGTGATGCCAATGATCGGTTGTATTTTGTGTACACAAAAAATATCAAATGATACTCAAGAGTTTTGGTTGCAGTTTTATATTTGGAACAGAACTTTCTGATGATGCCGGACCCGGTGGCAAACCCAGTGAACTGACCTGGCCAGCATTGTTGTCGCAACAACTGGGCTTGGAACATCATGGACGCGGTCAAGGTGGAGCGGGCAATCTGCGCATACTTGAACGTGTGATATCAGAACTGAGTCTGGGCATACCCACACTGTACGTGATTGGGTGGACCTGGATTGATCGGTTTGACTATGGAAATCCCACTCCCACCTGCATGGCTGACGAATGGGGCACAATTGTACCAAGTGACTCAAGCACAACAGCCCGGGCCTACTACCAGCATGTGCAGTCAGATCTGCATGATAAATTCACCAGTTTGATGTGTGTTAAATCTGCGGTGGATATTCTTACCCAACACAAACAACCATTTGTCATGACCTACATGGATTCACTCATGATGAATACCACCTGGCATGCCCCACACAGTGTTAGATTTCTTCAACAACTAGTACAACCGTACTTGTGCGACTTTGAAGGGCGGACCTTTTTAGACTGGGCTAGATATCATGGATTTGAGATTGGTGCAGGATCTCACCCGTTAGATGCAGCGCACCAGGCAGCAGTTGACGTTATACTGCCCCGCGCACGACTGGCATTAGATGCCGGCTGCGGCCTGTAGTTGACGTAGGTCTTTTGTGGGCTTGTAGATTTGCACAGGCTCAAGACCCGACGCAATACGCATTTCGTTTAGTCCTGTTTCTTTTACCTTGCGATAGTCTTTTGGACTCAATGGTACCAATCGATCAAATTCTTCTTTGCTAAACGGATAGTCCTTGCGCTCGTAACTTAGAGTCCAGTCCTTGGGCTCGTATTCAGTCAGTGTGCCAAGATCGTCAATCATGTCAGCCACCCAGGTACCTGCTGAACTACGTCTGCGCAGTTCCACATACACTAGATATCGTCCTGGACGGATTTCGCCTGGGCTTTGGTCAGCATCCATTACAAAATCGTAGCCTTTTTCAAACCAGTTCACTAGATCACGTGCGGCTTCTTTGCTACGTACAAAGAAACTGATAACAATGATGTCATCATCATCGCCCATCTTGCTGGCAAATTCGTCCACATGCACACGTGGTTTCATCATGCCCACAAGGTCCTGGTATTCTAGTGCTTCATTAAGCAGCTGGGGCTGATGGTTGTTCATTTGGTTGCTCGCTATCATTTCTAAATTCTTGTTGATCTAGATCTTCCTCATACGCTGAATCAAGATCCTCAAGATCAATTCTTTCATCTTCCAACTCCACACTGCCTGTGCGTATATCTGAAATCAGACTCTTGGGAATGACAATTTCCACCAGCCACACTGGCTTCTTGATCAAACGAGCTTTGTGTGTGCCAGGGATATAATCGTCAGGCTCTTCAATTTTTACTGGTATCTTGATTGTGGTTTTCTTGTATCTAACTTCGCAATCAAACGGCAACAAACGTTTGGCGCCACGCGGATCAGGCATGAGTTTTTCAGGCCACATGAATATACAAGCAATCTTGTAGCGTCCAATTTTGGGTCCTGAAACTAGTTCGCCCAGTTGCCAGTTTTTAAATGCGTATAAATCTAGTTCGTCAAGCACACGTTCAAAATCCAGCAAACTAAGGATACTGCCTTCGCTGAGATATAGATCGCGGATTTGTTCGGCAACTAACCAGTAGTCTTCGTGATTGCGGAATATGTCTTTGTCCATGTTGTTATTTATGTTGATGGGAGATCAAACAGTTTATTGTAGTTGTTGCCCTTGGAGCCTAATACTTATACCGAATTTTTCCGAAATACAGTATGTTTAATTGCTCTGGTGTTTGGGTTTAAATATCTGTGGGTAGCGAACAACCCCTTTATAGGAGAATCTAATTTGAGTCGAGCACGTGGTACTAAAGCGCAAAATAGACGACTACATCAAGAAGTCGAAATTGAAAACACAATTGATTTTAGGAAAGCATCAAAACAACATACCCGACAAATTGAACTTAGACCCAAGAGCCTAGCACAGGAAAAGCTAATACTAAGCCTACTAGACCCTGCCACTTGTATCACAGTTGCAGTGGGACCAGCAGGTACTGGTAAAAGCTATCTGGCAACACTGGCAGCATTACAAGCATTACGAGCCAACAAGTGTCAAAAGATTATTCTTACTCGCCCAGCAGTGGGTGTGGAAGATGAGAAGCATGGATTCTTACCAGGCACACTCAATCAAAAGATGGAACCTTGGACTCGTCCGTTATTAGATATTATCAAGGAGTTTTATAATCCACGTGACGTAGTTAGATTAATTGAAGACGAAGTCATTGAAATTTCCCCATTGGCATTCATGCGAGGTCGTACATTTAAAAATGCTTTTATTGTAGCTGACGAAATGCAAAATGCCACACCAAACCAACTCAAGATGTTGCTGACACGCATTGGCGTTGGCAGCAAGATAGTAGTAACGGGTGACGTTGAGCAAACGGATCGAACATCAGTCAACAACGGCTTGCTGGATCTCTGTGCAAGATTGAATGCACATGGGTATCCCGGCCTACAAGTATGTGAATTAGGTGCCCGCGATGTTCAACGTCACCCCATTATTGCATCAGTACTAAAACTATACGGGAGTTAACCAGCTGATACAACTATATCGTAGATCTCTTTCCAATTTTTAACAATTGGAATTCCAGCATGGGCATGAGTCATATTATGCCCATGCTCCACGAGTATGCTACGCAATCCCAGACGGAATCCAGTTTCAGCGTTTTCAGGCTTGTCTTCAACCCAGAAACATCCACTGTCCTTGTAGGGTTCCAGTGCCTGATCTTTGTCAGCTCCGGTATCCAAGCACACAATTTTTTCAAACACAGTGCTGCCAAACAGTTTGTCAAGATTCATACTGCGAAGTTTTTGTGCATTGGGATCAAGACTTAGACTGGTAATACAGTGAAATACATATCCGTGTTCTTCGTGCAGTCGCTTGACATAGTACATGGCATCTCTCAAGGGCGGCAAGAACCCAATGGCAGCCGATTCGTTAAAAATCTTAATTAATTTGCGGCCTTGT